TGATTGCGGCGGTCGTCACTTCGTCGATCTTGTTTGAGCCGCTCATGTTGGTGATGTCCATCGCAATCTCAGTGCCCCAAGTGTTATTAATTGTGTCAGCCGAGGCACGGCAAGCCATCGCAACGTCAGCATTCAAGGCGTTCGTGTCGGCAGCAGTCTGAATAAAACTGCCCATGAGGGTAACGGTCCCGCCATCCCATGAGTCGGGCATTTCGGCTTCGCCGTAAATTGTCGAAGCGTCGTTGTCGGCGCAAATAATCGTCCACCGTTTCGAGCCGGAATTGATCGTTACTTCAGCAGGAGCGGCGCATTGAGTGCCGTCCGTGGAGAGCGAACCGGCAGGGAAATAGACGGATTTAGTCCAGGTATTGACGAAAGTCTCCGTCGAAACGGGCGGCGTTGCGCCATTGCTCGTCCATTTAGAATACCCTGTAACTGCCGCGCCCGCCCAAGTCCGTCCATAAGCCGTAACTGCGGCTGGAGCTTGAAATAAGATCGTATTTGCCGCCGGATCGCCTGCCGCCGTGCCTTGGCCCCAGGTTTGACAGCCAGCCGTACCTGAGCATTTTGAGGCGTCTGCCCCGCCAGAGGCAACGCCAGTCGTTGCGGTGACGGTCGTGAACGTGCCCGCTGCCGGTGTCCCACCGCCGATAGCTCCGGGTGCGGCCATTGTTGCACCGTTGAGAGAAGAGGCGTTGAGGTTGGCGACGTTGGTCGTGCTGGCAACTATGAAAGGGGCTGTGCCTGTGGCTACGGTGCTGGTAATTTGACCTGTTACGTTGATCGCGCCAACTACGTCTAACGGAACAGTAGGACTTGCTGTTTCGATACCAAGTCGATTGTTCACTTCGTCATAGGCACTTGTACCAAACAGTATTTTGCCTTTAGTCGCGTGACTCGTAGAACCGATAGTAAGTGTGCCGCCAGAAGTTGAGTCGCCAAAGAGTGTAAATCCTGCTGCATTGATATTTCCTACCCACGGCGTTTGTAGTGCAGAACTGATGCTCGTGCAACCTTCGACGGCTCCGCTGGCGTCTACGCCAAGTGGAAATTGTCCAGCAGTACAGTTCGCACCGTTTGCCGCAAGTGCTGTTGCTGTTCCTGCGTTACCGGATACGTTACCAGTGACATTACCAGTGATGTTACCGCTGAACGTGCCGGTTGTTGTGCCTGGAAGCGTCGGTGAAGTTGGGATTGAGAGCGTGACTGTTCCGGTTGCCGCTGATGCTGTAATTTGATTCGCTGTGCCTACAATCGTCGTTGGCAGCGCGGTACACGATTCAGCAGCGCCACTTGCGTCAACGCCGAGCGGGAATTGTCCTGCACTGCAATTCGCGCCATTGGCAGCAAGGGCCGTCGCGAGCGGTGCGGTGTCTGTGGTTGCAGCAAGTTTTGTCCAAGTGTTTCCGTCAGTACAGATGTAAGTTTCTGAGCCGCCAGAATTCGTGTCCTGGTGCATTTGGCCTTCGGTACACGTTGCTGGTAACGAAGTTGAGCGCGTAGCTGGTGAGCTTGAATCAGCAGAACCAGCGTCGAGCGAATCACCAGGCGATGCAGTGAGTACGCTACAATCACTCGTGGCGCAGCCCCATACGGTGTTGATAGCGCCGCCGCCTGGACCGCCAAGGACTTCACCGTTAGTGACCCATTGGCTGATGATGGTTAGGAGACGTTTACGCTGAACGGCAGTGAACTGTTGGGCAAACAACGGCGCAGCGAATGAGAGCGCGAGCAGCAATGTAAGGACAGCACTAAAATGTTTTCTTTTCATCTGTGTATTCCCCGATAAAAACAACGCCTGCAACGTCGGAGAAACCTTGAAGCGTTTCGCCTGCGGCCATTGGAATGTCAACCTTATGAGGCTCGAAGTCGTTCGCGCCGAGCGGCAGAGCGCCCAGTAGGTAGTTGCTGTTGCCTGCTGTACTGCCGACCGGAACGAGATTCAACGTAACTGCTCGCGTCGCAGCGGTACGGTTGGTCAGCGAAAAGAACGTAAGACGAATTGGACGGTTCGCCGTGAAGATCGTCGCGTTCGTTGTGTCCAGTTGAACTGGACCGATGCGTTCTGGAAATGGCATAGAAGCCTCACAGTCTATTTGAAGTAGATGTAAACTTTGCCGCTTGCGAGCGTGGGTACAGCAAGTCCAGCAGCGAACAGCGTGTGAATCTCGTGTGTCTGTTCGTCAACGTGGTTTGCGCCTGCCGCGAAAGACGAGAACAGGATTGCTGTACCAGCAGCGTTCGTAATTTTGCACTCGTGGCCTGCGGTCGTGCCACCAACCCAACGAAACTTTGCGACACGAACAGCATCAGACGTAATTGGAGTAGCTGATGCTGTATCGACTACCCAAGGGTTTTGTGTAAGGTCGTTGGACATGAAAGTTCTCCTATCCTGTGTAAGTTCGTGACCAGTGCCAGACGTTACGACGTACTATGACTGCTGCACCGCCGCCGCCTTCGATTTCCCAAATGTCCGCCCAAATATCGCCCCAAATATCTGCCCAGTTTGCTAAAGCCATCGTTACACCACGTCAAATTTATCTCCGGCGCTGCCATCGCCTGTTATTGCCACGTCGTTTATCCGTTGCACATTAGCGTCAACGGTTCCCGCCACTGTGGACACAAGCAAGTCTGTTTTGGCTTTAACTAGCGCAACCTGAGCAAGCACGGCATCGTCGGCGGTTGCCAATTCGTTTGTCAATTCGGTATGAGTTGGACCATCATAATCGGCCAATGCCGCATCCACTTCAGTATTTACTTCAGCCGCGCTCAAGTCATTTAAGCCAGCAATGGCTGCGAGCACCGCATCATCAGCCGTGCCAAGAGCCGTAGCAAGTTCGGCGTTTGTCGGTAGATCGTCCACGCTCGCCTGTGTTGCTAAGGCCGTCAGTCCTGCCCCAGCCGTGCCGATTTCAGCCGTGTCTGTTTCAATGTCTGTTTCCTTGTCGCGTATCGCTTCAAGCGAATCAGTCGTATTGACGAACGACGCGAAGGACGGTGTTGCAGACTTGGAAGCGAGCCGCGCGACGATGGAACTATCCACGGCGTCACCAGCTACAGCTGCGACCTTGAGCAAGTGATCTAAGTTCTCGGCTACGAGTGCAGCGTCAGCAGCAGTCTGGACTGAGGTTTTCATGGTTGAGGTCAAATCACCATTCGTTGGCGCATTGGTTAAATTCGTGACCGTTGTTATCGTGCCTCCGGTGATATTTGTGGCCGTTGCTAAAGCTACCGTGCCAAAAAGCGCATCATAAACCGCCTCATCCAACACGGTGAACTGCTTGTGTACCGGCAAGTAGGTTGCAGCTTTGGCAAACAACACATCCAATGTACCTATAGTATTTGTGTCGGTTGGATCGAGCGTCACTTTCATCATGCCATAAGCATCGGCCACCGACGCCGTAACGCTTGCATGTCGGATTGCAGCAGCAGCACCGGCCTTGCTTAGAAAAATTCCTGTACTAGCGTGGTCAATATCCGTGATTGTTGTTGCATCCGTCTTAAGCGTTACGCCATCGGTCTTATCTACGAATGGACCGAACATGATCGTTGCCGCCGTGCTTTGTCTAAGAAATTGCGCCATTAGGTTGCCATCATATTATAGTGATGCATCGCTAGAGGTATACCAGTAGTAGACAATGCCGCCTCTTCGAACGCCAAAAACACATTTGCGCTTGTCGGACTATCTCCTGTCGTTGGGTCGCTCGTGTCTCCCGTACCTGTCAAGATACGAAATTCGCCCACTGCTTCACGGCTGGCGGCTCCCCCGCCGGTATCGGCAGTTGCTACAGTTAAAGCCGTATGACTAGCGGTAGGCGTATATGTTCCGGCGCGTGCGTTCTTTCCACTTCCCCTAAAAAACAAGTATTGTTTGCTGGCTAGACTGCTGATCGCCTGCGACGGTAAATCACCGGCATCGGTGCCAACATCGGTTGCATTCGCAATCAACGATAAAGTATTCCCTGCTCCTACAGTGAATCTATGCAGAGTCGCGGCCCGCGCGTCATGAACACTTGCAGCTAAATTGACGGTGATTGTACTGCCAGTTGTAAGCTGAGTGGTAATATTGGACTTCCAGATAGATACGACAACTTGAGATGCCGATGAATCTCCGTTGTTGTTGTATTCGCGTTGTTTAGCCCAAGTATTGCTGCCAGTATCCGTGACGCTTGAAACGCTGCTGGAATTACCGTCCGAATTGTCGTCGCTGTCCGCAGCATAAACAAGAAAAAGCTCTTCGCCGACCGCTATTGTGCCAGAAGGCGTGACGGCTAGAGATGAACCATTTGCCCCGGTATTATTGCCGGTGCCTATGTTTGTGCCTGCTCCGATTGCCATAAATCATTCTATGTAATTCTGAGTCACCTCTGTTTTGTGCAAACATCAGTCTGCCTTATGGCTTGTGCAGATGCCGGACATTTAGCCTAATCAATCACTGTAACGCAGCAGTAGCTCGACTGATTCGTGCCTGGATTTCAGTGAGCGCAGCTTTTTGACTGTCGAGTGTTGCTTTAAGGCCAGTGATTTCGTCATTCAACGCAGTACGTTGAGCAGCCAAGTCGGAAAGTTCTTTTGTGCTTACCGCGATTGCGTTAGCAGCTTTTGCTCTGTATGCGTTCAGGTCTGCTTCGGCTTGTTTCGCAGCGGCAGCACCAGCGTTACGTGCAGTAAGATGTTCTTCGTTGAGTTTCTCGATGATGGCACCGTAACTCGTGATGTCGGCCTTTCTGGTTGCAATAACTGCGTCCAATTCCGCGATGTCTTTCTGGCGTTTTGCAACTTCGTCGTCAGACGACGCAAGAAAAACTTCGGCTTCCTTGGCTTTTTCAAGCGTTTCTTTGAGTACGCCAAAACGCGAGATAAAGTTGTGTATCTCGCGCCAGGCTTCTTCGTATTGTGACATTATCAACCTCCGAGGGAACTAACACGAACAGGAAAGCCGTCCGTGGACTGAACTTCAAGCTGATTTGAGGAAATTTTCTCGACTCGTTCGAGGACAGCGATGCGTTGAGCGTCGGTGAGCACGGTTAGGATGGCCGCGACCCAAAATTCGAGCGGTGCGCGGGTCAGGACGCCGTTTGGTTGGGCAAAAGTGAATTCTGCGGCTGCAAAGCCAGACGTTTTGAAGGGATTTTCTGGCAGGTTGTTCTCGGCGCTCACGATGACCTCACTTTGCGCATCATGGACGCACGATGACGGCCTTTACCTGCCATTGCGGCCATTTTCGCAGCACCATATTTCTTTCTACCGACCATTGCTGCAACTGCTGCTGGATTTTCCGCACCGCCTCGTGCTGCAGCTGCTTTTACTTTGGCGAAGCGACCACCACCGCCGAGTTTCATCGACTTTTTTGCCATCATGTCACCTTGTAGCCACGCATTTTCATGCCCGGTTTAGCTTTGCGTGCGCTGGAATAGTTTACGGAGCCGCGTTTGCGGCCCCGGCGCGTTGGACTCTTGTGAGCGGGCAGACCTTTTGTGGACGTACCAGCGAAGTCGCTGAGTTGTTGTTCGCTCATGCCAGTTTGAGTTTTCTTTCCGGCACGTTTGCGAGCTAATTCCGCGCCCATGAAGCCCTGTTGGGCTTTACTTACGCTCGGCATGGTAGCCTTCGGCTACGAATTGCCTTTGGTCGCGCGAAAAATGCCGCCGCCCTTGACCGGGTTAGCCTTCGGTGACTTCGTTGGACCGGGAAGTTCCTTTGCGCGACCGCCAGAACGTCCACCAGACTGATTATTCGACTCCTTCAGTGGGACTTTGCCTACAGGTTGTGCCATGACGTACCTCCGTTTAGGTTAGTGAACAACGATTTGGGTATGATTATATGCAGAACGGGCGTTTTGTCAAGAAGAATTTCGCGTCGGTTGAAGCTGAAGCTCTGCGATGCGCTGGCGAATTAAGTGAGGCGGTGTTCCACTGTCTCGCAGGTACTTCGCAAGCGCCTCAGCACGCTCGTTACGAACGACACGCGGAGCGCGTTTCGGTGCGAGCGTGACGGCGGACGCCAGCGCATCAATCAAGTCCACGGTCGGTGACATCGGGAACGTCGAAAGCTCGGCCTTCAGTTCGAGTTGGTTGTCCTGCACGAACAAGCGGCCCTCTGCAATCACCGGCTGCAACGTCGTACGGATGCGCCAACGCTTATCGACCTTCGTGGACTGAGGTACAGGCACAAACGGAATGCGCTTTTTCATCGCACGCGCCTCGCGTGCCAGCATGTCACCAAACAACGTCTGCATGGCATTCGCTTCGACACCGAACATCTTCGGCTTGAAGTCGTCGTTCGTCTTGTAGATGCGCTCGACGTAACGATCAGTGGGGCAGCGTTCGGCCCATGCGAGCAGAACAAAAATGTGGCACATGTCGTCAATGCCGATGACGATGATGGACGAGCGAGCGGACGTACGCTTCAGTTTTGACGAAGACGACTTGCCGCCTGCCGGATCGGTGAAGGCGACTTTGATGAGGTCGTTTGCGTTCATTGTCCTAACCCCGCTCGCTTTGCCTGTTCACTGTGCAACCACTCTGCATACTGCGAAGCGTTCGCAGGCGTGTCAAAGACTCCAAGGTGCTCACCTGTTTTGTGGTAATGTGCGATTGCTTCTGCTGGTTTGAGTTTCTTGCCGTTGATTACTTGTGGGATCAAAACGCTCTTGCCGTCTTCTTCAAATGACATGCTTAGTGTAGTGCTCACGCTGCCGTCTGGATTCTTCAACACAGGACGGTCGTATAAGTTCTTTATTGTCCCTGGCACCAGAAGTCCTGAAGGCGTTACCGGCTTCTGCTGCTGCGGCATCTGACCGAACACTTTGAGCAGTTCACTAAGTACGCTAACTATGTCAGCCATTACTGTCCTTGCAAGAACCCGCTCTGCTCAAGCCAGTTCGTATACTTCGGGTACAGTTCATGCGTCGGACCTTCGAGCTTGAACGACTGCTTCCACTGCTCGAATGGCATGAAGCCGCCTTGCGCAGCAGGTTGCTGTTTCGGCTGCTCGAAGATACCCATAAGCGCCTTGAGCATTGAGTCGTTACCCTGCTGCGGAGGCTGCGCAACAGCGCCAGTTTTTGAAGGCGTGTTGTCGGCGTCCATCAGCATCGTCCTTCAGCGTGACTTCCAATCGCTGCGTGCAGCGCAGCGCCGACAACGAAGGCCGTCCATGCGGATTCGCCGTTGACTTGTACCGAATCAAACAACGCCATGATCTCGTTCGCGGACACGTCGGTTATGAAGTCCGCGCCGTCGTCGCGTTCGGTGATCTGGAAGGAAGTTGTCATGCAGCTTTGCGTTTCGTAGGGTAGAATTTCAACTGCGGCTCAGTAATTGGAAAAGGTTCACTAGCTTGCTTGCATAGCTTGATGAACTTTCGTTCTGTGTAATTCGGCCTGCCAAACGTGATGACATATGTTTCGCTGTCGTAGCTTTTATGAAGTGGAAATTGCCTCGTAGCCTTCACAGTTTCTTTTGGGCTGATGTACTGCGTAGCCCGAAACACGTTTCGATCACGTAGTAACTCTGCTACGCACCGTTCGATTGCGATTTGTCTGTTCATTTTCATCTTTCCTCCTTATGCTGATTTTACATTACGTAATGGTTGTGTGTACATTGCCTGACGACTGAACACGAGGTCATGTGTGTCCTTGTTCAGCGGTACACCCCTGTAACTGTTGTCCGGCTGTGAAGCATCCGTCACCGGCATTGAGAACTTTTCGTTCAGCGCGGCGTCGGCTTCAGTCTCGACGAACGTGATGTCGCCGTTGACATAATGGAACGCACGTACATCATCCATATCGAAGTCCACCAACGACGGATCAGCAGCACTGTTCATGTACAGCAACGGAAACATCGTTCCGTGTTCTTTCATTAGATCGACTACGGCTTGCTTACCGGATTCGCGTTGGAGGCTGAACTTCTCCGGGTAAATAGTTTTACCATCTTCCACAATGGCTCTAACCTGTACGTCAACGGTGTAGTCCTTATCGAACTTTTCGTCATTAACGATGCCACCGTGGATGATGAATTCGTAAAGATCGGCAACAGCCCACCGGGTTCCGATGATGAATTCAAGAGAGTAATCATTATCCAGTAAGGCACGACTCGCAAGGTGCCAACTGATAGCTGTTTCCATAACAACCTGAGAATTTGCAGCTTCAAACGAAACCAAGTCATCCTTGATATGTACGTCGTGACGTGCTCCTGTGATGGCTCCGCCAACGCCCATCGCTTGAATCGTAGCGTCCGGGTAGTCAGTGTTGCGCGGCGCAACCATTTCATTTTTGTTCCAGCGGTCGGCTTGTTTGCGCGGATTGTCCCAACAGCACATGGGCCACAGTGCACGCAGAAGCCTGTTGCCCTCGAACGCGCTCTGTATGACGCTCAAGTTGTTCGTCGCACGTTTCTCAGTTTCACCCGCGAGCAGTATGCGCGTGTCCACGCCTGCACGTCCAGGTATGTAGATGTTATTGTCCTTCGGTTGGATGATTAAGTGGATCGGCAGGCCGTGGGCGATCATGGAAGTTTTCGCGTGGTTACGGGGCAGCAGGAGCAACTTGCGATATAGATTACGCTGCGCCGCCCACGCCGATACCTGCGTGTGTAGCACTGGTGACAAGTAGTTCCGCATCAGTACGCCTTTCGTGAAGACGTACAGATTCGCTTCGGCGCGTTTGCGGAACGTCGTGATGTACGCGCCTTCGGGCTGCGTGGCACCAGCTTGGCGCGGCTGACCTGTTTTGGAGTCTACGGTGATTTCGACGGACGGCGGGCGCTCGTCTTGCAACGGCGTAAGCGGATCGCTCTCGGAGAACGGATTGTCGAGGTTATCAACGAAGTCACGCAGGTTCAAGAGCTTTCTCCAACGCTTCGGTCTTCGCAGCTTGGCCTTTTTGATAAGGCATCCAGGTACAATAGTCGCTACCTGGGACGGCCATATCGTCCTGTAAGAGCAAGACGCTTGTTTCAGACCGTGGATTACCATCTTCGTTAATCACCATGAGATTAACATACAAATCGCTAAAGACCTTGGCAACGTGTGCAGCCAGTGGGCCTTTGTGCCCTTGGCCATAACTGTACTTATAAAACCATACTACTCTGCCAACTGTCGGTTTAATCATAATCCCTCCTGTTCATTGTCGCGAGCTATCATTTCCTCAATCGTCAGCGGCATGATACGTTCGATCTCAACCGCAATATCAGCTTCAGTCGGCGCTTCGATAGCCGCCTGCGGTAACTGCCCGTCCACGTCGCGTATCGCCGCTGCGAGGCCCGCCAAGTCACTACCTTCGATCACGAGCTTCACGGTGCGCTTACCGTCGCCCTCACGCTGCTTCGGTGCGTACAGGTCGAGCGCACGTCCAATGATCTTGTCAGCCGCCGTCACACGGTCAGTATCGCGGGCGGTTGCGCTGTCACGAATGGTCGTCATCGTGGTCAGCGATGGCATCACTTCGTCCACCAGCGCCTCTGCGAACTTCCTCAAGCCGTGCCGCTTGATCTCATCCTGCGCTTGCGCAACCTCCGTCTGGAACAGTGGGCTACGCAGTATCCCCCGCACATACATCTCACTGTACCCCGTCACGTCTGCGATCTCGCGTGGCTGCTTGCCGTACGCCACGTACTCAACCATCATCCTGTGGCGTGGGTTCGTCCTGCTGTACTTGTCTACGTCGTTCGCCATGTGTATCCCCGTGAGGGTGCGTGCCACGGCCTGCGCGTGAAACAACTACCGGGGAGCAGCCGATAGAAGCAGGACTAGCGAAGGTTAGTCCTGCTGTACCGTAGGCACGCACCCATGAGCAACGAGCAATTCCTATATACGCGGTAACGCCGCGTGTGTCAAGTGTTATTTGGATGTTTGGCGCGAATCTTGCGTGGCAGGAATACTTCGTAGAATTCTTCGTTCAAGTTCAATAGCATCCAGCAACGGCTGTGCTTCAGCTTCTAGTTCCCGTAACACAACCTTCAACGCCTTATCCTCATCCTCCACGAGCGAATATAACGGTATCCACCTTTTCAGTATCTTCGGCTTCTGCGTACCCGCACGCGGCACACTCGCATACACAAGTTTGCGCCAGTGCTCAGGATCAGCAATCACATCGACATGAACAACCTTGCCGATGATTTCCTTGGCGTCCATGCACCTACCCTACGCGGCGCAGCCGCGCTTGTCAAGCCTGCGCACAGATAACTGTCTCCAACGATAGTGAAAATGGATTTCGCGTATGGGAGCATCTTCGCCGCTGCCGCCGAACGTCCTGGGGGGTTCCCCACCCCCTTATGCAAGACCTGTGCCACGTAGCTGGCATGATATTTGCTTGCGTCGCGTTGGCACGAGTATTGCTAGGCGTCAACGTAGTATAAGCACTTGTCATGCGATGCACTGACTATCTTGACTGTGCAGTGCCCCGAAAGCCGGCGAATATCCAATGAACCATAGCAACGTCGCAGAGTTACAGGTCACTTGCTTTTCACGAGATAGTTGCCTTTTCGCCAAAAGCCCCATTTCGACGTTTGTAACTACCTGATTTTACAGGCCGTTGTATAGCGGAGCAAGATAGTTTCAAATCGCTACTATCCTTTATACTGCAACGTCATCGCGTGTTTAGCTCGCTAGAATGTTATCGTTTATCATCTGTCTTGAGAAGAGGTGAAATTTGCAAGTCCATGATATTGCTGGACTTCATAGGTTATATCTACATTATACTATAGCTGGCGTGCTGCAAGCCCGACCCCTCAGACGCGTGCGCGATTCCAGATTTATAGTATATAAAATATATATATATATATTAAATACTTAGCTCACTTTGTCAATCAATTTTTCCAGCAAGTCCTTATCACGTGTTTCACGCGCCAGGGGTTTACAGCAGCACAGCTATATAATAAGGTAGGAATAACCTACGAAGTGTAAGCACTTCGCGGAGTTACAATTTTCGATCCTTCTCAAGATAGATGATAAACCGTTGCTATCTTAGGACGTAACAGCATGTTATTTCTTAGTTTTGAGAGATATTAATGAGGCGTAACTATCTCGTTTCGCTATCCAAACACAATGTTATCAGGTACTTAGAACGCGATAAACACCTATTACGCCATTTCTGGCAAACTTGTCAATTATGGCATAGTTGCTAACAGCGCAATATGATTGTACTTTATAGCACATTATACGCTCAACGTGCCATAACTGTCTCGTTTTGTTCTTACAAATTGGAAGGTTATGAAAACGCGGTGTAATGTTATCAGGTAGTTACACGTAATAAGCACTTGGCATGTGAATTGCTGCCTTGTATGCTTGCCTACGGGCATTTTGAGGAGTGTAAAGATGAAAACCTGCTACCTTTGCAAAAAAGCAACAAGCAAAAATATTAAGGCCGAATACGCCGAATCGTATGGGCCTGTACGGATATATCTTTGCAAGACGCATGCTATTGACCGAGATTGGAAACGAATCAAGAAACTTAAGGATAGCTGACAAACACCTATTTCACGCGCACTTGAACTTTTTTGTTGACAACGTAAACGTAACCTGATATATGAACACCATTGCAATCATTTTACTAATTGTCTATCTCGTTAGCGTGGTCATTCGACAACCAAGGCGCGATAGACGTAACTTGAGATAAGGAGCAACGTCCATGCCATGTTTCCACTGTCCACATTGTCAAGCCGCACACCTTGAAAAATTGGAATTCTTTGCACTTATCATAGATGATGCCGAAACACTCGCTTGTGATGGACGTGTAACCGAAGCATGTAAGCTCGTAGGCTCGTGGTTGTCATACAATCGCGAAGTGTACCAGACTAACGTTTTCCGCGACTTTGTTGCACGAAACAGTCATTGGATTATGAACAGTGAGCCATATTTCAATCAGCTAGGATAAGGAGCAACAACACAATGAGAACGAGCGATCTTCACGACCTCTTAGTGGCGAACATACGCGCCAAGCGGAATGTCTTAATGGTTGGCGATCAAGGCGTAGGCAAGACATACATTCAGCGCCAAGCCGCACAAGCCGCGAAGTCTTTGAACTTCGTAATCAAGCCTGCCATTGGCGATCCGACCGACATTAAGGGAATGCCTTGGATATACCGCAATGGTGACGATGCGATACATGCGGAGTTTGTCGCGTTTGGGGAACTGCAACAGGTATATGACGCAATCGCACAAGGATTGCTCTGTTCGCTGTTTATTGATGACTTGGGGCAAGCAAGTACAGCTATGCAAGCCGGTTGCATGAGCTTGTTAGACAAGCTCTTGGGTAAGTGCAGCGTAATCGCCGCGACAAATCGACGCGGGAACACTGGCGTATCCGGTATTCTTGATCCGATCAAAAGCCGGTTCGGGACCATTACTACTGTTGAAGCCAACGTCGAAGATTTTACCGAACATCTGATAGACCATGCGCCAGACTACGACCTTGACGAGGATTGCGCGTTGGACCTTATTTCGTTCCTTCGCTTCCGACCAGACCTACTCTGTCAGTACAAGCCAAACGCAGACCTTACAAATCAGCCGAACCCGCGCACATGGATCAGTGCGGGTCAACAGATAATGCTCCGCTTACCTTCGCGCATTGAAGTTGCAGCTATCCAAGGTGCTGTTGGCGAGGGACCGGGAGGCGAGTTTATCGCCTTCAGGCAGATACGTAAAGACATGCCGAACCTGGACGGAATTATTCTTGATCCGGCCAAAGCTCCGATACCAGAACAGCTATCACTGTTATGGGCAGTAGTTACTGGCTTAGCTGCCAAGGTTACAGAGCAGAACTTCGCACGTATCGCGCAGTATGGTGATCGGCTTGCCAAAGCTAGTCACGGCGAATTTGGCGCATTGCTGGTTCGCGATTGCGTACAGCGTAATAGGCGCGTTGCGAATACGCCAACCTTTACCAAGCTGGCAGCGACGGACCTCGGTAAATTATTACTTGGACGTTTCGCGTAAGGAGCAAAACTATGTCAGCAAAACTAACCGAACGAGCGATGTTAGTCAGCTATCATGAGACGCGGTGGAACGCTCGGAAGTATGACCGCAAGATTAGCGACGAAGTAGCCAAGGCGCACAACGCGAGCGAAGCGGTCGGGCGCTACAATAAGAACTTGCTCCCGGTTGACGCGCCAAGCTACAAGGCTGTCCATCAAGTGTATAACGCGGCCCGGACATGCCACTACGAACAAACTTTACCTTGGCAAGACGAAGGACCGCGCATACTCCCCGCGACAAACTTTCTCGACTACGGTCAGCGTATGCGCGGTCATTTCAAGGCGATTGACTTAGCAGTAGCGGACTTCTTGCATGACTATCCGCGCTTGCAAGCGAACGCACAAGCAACGCTCAACAGTCTGTACAATCCGGCTGACTATCCAACAGTCGAAGAACTACGAAGCAAGTTTAGTCACGATATGCGCGTGCTACCCATGCCGGACGCTAGTGACTTCCGCGTAACGCTGGCCGACGATGACGTGCAAGAGATACGTGAGAACATCCAACGGGATGTTGATGCCAGCGTAGCAGATGCCATGCGCGACCTTTACACGCGATTGCATACCGCAGTGGCGCACATGGCGAACAAACTAACTGACACTGACGCCGTGTTCCGCGATTCACTCGTGATGAACCTTCGCGAGCTATGTGACTTGCTTCCGCGTTTGAATCTGACCGGCGATGCCAACCTTGACGCCATGCGAGCGCGTATCGAAGATGAACTCGCGTCTTGGGAACCCGAAGACCTACGCAAGAGCAAGCCCCTACGTTCCGAGATTGCACGCAAGGCTGAGCAGATTCAAAGCGATCTTGCGGCGTTCATGGGAGTATAACACGCTATGACAAACGACGAAGCACTACGCAAAGTTAAACAGGCGAAAACAAATCTTCTGCTCGATGAGCCATTCTTCGGAACGCTCTGCTACAGGTTGCACGAAGTACCGGACGAAGCGGCGCGAACCTTCGCAACAAACGGTATCGAGCTACGTTTCGCGCCTAGTTTCGTCGAAACGTTGTCAATTCACGAAGTCATGGGAGTTATCGCACACGAAATCTTGCACGTCACAAACGGTCACTGTTGGCGAGAACAAGGCCGAGATCATAAGCGATTCAACGTTGCAGCCGACTACGCAATTAACCCTATGCTCAAGGACGCTGGCTTTATTCTGCCACAAGGTGCGTTAATTGATAGTCAGTTCAACGGGATGGCAGCCGAACAGATTTATGATCTGCTGCCAGCGGGTAAGGACGATGATAAGCAAGGCAAACCCGACCCGAACGGCGAACCGGGCTGTGGTATGGGAGAATTTGAGCAAGCGCCAAGCGAACAAACAGATCAACTAGACGTAGAGTGGAAAATTGCTACGCTACAAGCGGCGCAAGCAGCGCAGGCAGCAGGCAAGCTACCCGGTTCACTCAAGGGATTGATTGAATCTCTCAAAGAGACTCGTATCGATTGGCGTAGCGCAACGATCCGGTTCGCGCAGGAATTTTGCAAGTCGGATTATAGCTGGGCGATGCCTAACCGGCGATACCTGCCAGGCTTGTACTTACCAGCGCTGCGCGATCAACAGATGGGAGAAATCGTAGTCGGCATTGATACAAGTGGAAGTACACGGCACGTTCTACCAGCGTTCGGAGCGAACCTGCAAGTGATACTCGATATCGTTAGGCCGCGTTTGATGCGCGTGATATACGCTGATTACGCAGTTCAATATGTCGAAACGTACGAACCTGGGGACATTATCAAGCTCCGCTCTGACGGTGGAGGCGGAACGTCCTTTGTTCCATTGTTCGAGCATATCGAAGCGGAGCATATTGAACCGGCTTGCTTGATCTACCTGACAGACCTTGAGGGCGATTTCCCAGAGCAAGGTCCGAGCTATCCGGTCTTATGGGCAAGCACTGAGAAACACGTCGCGCCGTTCGGAGAGACATTGTATATCGACCCAAGGGATTAACACACCTAGAACGTTTATCCTATGCTGACACAAGTCTGGAATTCCCGCGCAGGTATGTGCGCAAGGTTCGCGTGCAGAGTTTGCAACAAGACGGGCAAAACAAATATGTACTTTTGTCACTGTTGCTCAAAACACGTTTGCGGTTCATGCCGCAAGGCCCATCAAGATTATCACCTACTCTTAAAACGTCTAACAGGGAGCGCATATGTATCACAAGACAATCAGACTACGCCTTGACGGCTTGCATAGCGTGCGCGTGAAACTGCATTCAATCAACGGACACGAGTGGTCTAGCAGTTCTCCACGGCAAGCCGCACGCGAGCAATTACGATACCTCCGACGGCGCAAGGCCGAGTATATCACTTGCGCTCATATGTTCTTGGACGTTCCAGCCGGGGGCATCGACTATGATACCAAGTGAAGTTAGACTGATACTCGGCGCGTTGATTGTCGCGAACCTTATACTGTGGTTGGCGTTTATGGCTGGAATCTAATATGGCAAGACAAAACAAACATAAAGCCGTTGTACTGCGTCACCGTTACCGCCCTCGTCCTAACGGCATCGCGGCTGTCATTGCGTGGCTGCGAAAGGACAAAAGGAGAGATCGACCATGAGCAAATGTCAAGATGTTCATGCGCTCCGAGCGCGTGTGCTGAACGAAGAAAGGACAAAGTAACATGAGAATCGTTTTATCCTCGCGTGACGTAGCATCTGCCTGGGCATCCCGCAAACAGTTCGCAGCCCGCAACGGCAAGGGTTCACTGTTCTTTGAAAACTTGACGGTCTATTCATATGGTAAGCACTTTCCGATTGCGCGCTGGTTAGGTGAAACGTCTAACGTGTGTTTGCTTACGACGCGAAGTCATAGCGTCACGACAGCGAAACACATTTCAAGGGTTCGCTATGCGATACCGGCCAGCGCCGAAGTGATTCACGTCAGCGATCCGAGCGCCCAACTGGACGACAGCACGCTAGACGAAATGCAGGAGAAGATCGAAAGGAACATCATCGAAGTCGAACGGGCGCGGAAGCTACGACCGTACAAGCTTGCAACGCTCCGCAGGAATGTTGAACAGTTCAAACGTGTCGCGCAGCTAATCCATAGTTCCCGCGATCCGATCTTGCCGAAAGGCTTTGAACTGAGAGCGCGTGTGTTATATGGAGAACGCTTGTACCAAGAAGGAGAACCACGACTATGAAACAACCCAAGCCCTACCGCATGACCTCTCACCGCCTGGACCTCGTGCGCCAGATCAAAGCCGCACGTCGCGTAAACGATGAAGCGCGACTCGCAGCCCGACGCCTAGCGCGTTCACTTTGGGCATTCCGCAGCGCGGACATCGCTGCGCCCGGCGATCTACGTGAACGCTACGGTGAAGCAAAAAGTCGCAGCGCAACGAGCAAGGGTTTGCTGGATGAATTGCTGTTCAAACTGCGCCAGCGGTTCGGCCAGTGGGCAGTCGTGCGCAAGCGCATGAGTCTTGACGAAATACGAAAGGAGTGGGATGCGCGGTGAAGATCGACGAGTGGAAAGTGATTTACTGTCCGAAGAACTTTTATGATGGTAGTACATTTGAGAGTGCGACTAAAAATCCTTGGGCAGTTGTTAAAGACATACCAGAAATAGACGTAAAATGGATCGACTCACGCCACGCAACCGAACTCGAAGCACTTACGGAACTACTTCGACAGAGACTAGGAGTAAAGGATTAATGGACCTCAGAACACGTAGCAAGCAGTTAAAGGACGCTATCGACCTCGCGAAGCGTTTGGACGTGCTAACAGACGAACTACTGTGGCAATACTTCTGTTGCAGCGTGCTGTGCATCACACCAGAATCATTCGACAGAAAGCATCTAGGCAAGATAGGCAAGAAGAAGTTGAAACGGTTCGCACGATGGAGAGTAAGAAATTATCCATTGTCGTTTACTTTCGATATGGCTAGGTTTATGAAAACGGTTACTTTTGCGACTCGCCATCGTATGGGACCGCAACGCCTTGCGAAAATTTTGACTAGTACGACAAATACAACGAACTTTCCTATTGACAACAAGTAAATTTCCGCGTATAGCTAACTGTGCGTGGAACGAAAGGAGCAACCGAACCATGAAACAAATGACAAAACAATCTGACACATCGAAGTTGAAGCAGCGCATCTTGCGTGAGATTACGCAGGAGCAGATCATCGACTTCGATGAGCACTCCCGCGACTTGAAAACGCTCAAGCAACAGGTCAAGGAGAAAGAAGGCATCGTCGGCGCTCTCGAACAAGTGTTCGATAAGATGCTGACACAAGGATACTCGCAGGAGGACGGAACGTTGAAACTCGCCCTGCGTGTCAGCACCCGCCGCACCGTCGCATGGAAAGAAAAGTTTGCAGCTGTGTGCGGGCCGAATGCTGTTGACGACGCGCTGAAGGACGCACCGGAAAGCGAGACACGGCACGTTGTTGTTGTTGAGAGTGCGAATCCGGTTGGAAAGGCGTAAACGTATGGCAAGCGGTACTGTGTACGTTATGGATGAATTCGATCTAAGCGAGATCGAAAACGCACTTGAAAAAGCAAAGACCATCGAAGACATGAAAAAGGTCATCAAGTTACTGCTTGAGAAGTTACCTGTGCTGTACCAAGGATAGGCCATGTTAACACTTCTCGCCTGGCTCGTCATCATCGCTTGTATCATAGCAGCCTTTGCTGTGCATCCAGTCGCTGCGACCGTGATTGTACTTGTCGTATGGGCGATTGCACGAGTGACCGCGAAAGGATAAACGTAATATGAGAATTGCAATTTTGATGTTAATTGGCATGGTAACAGACCACTACGGTATTGAATTTCCAAAGTCGGCTTTTTTAATTACATTCGGCCTTTTTGTTGCTGTTGCTGCTATTCAAGACTTTATCGAAATCTGCCTATATTTTAGGAGCCACAAATGAGCAAACCTCTCACACCAGACGAAATTTCCAAGTGCATCGGACTGCTCACGCAAGCAATCACGCTCGCACAGCAAGCAAACCAACTGCTCGAAGTCGCGGGCCTAGCTGTCAACGGCGTACTGAACGTGCTACAGGTAAGTGAAGGAAAGGAAAACGATCCCAATGTCTAAAACCCCACGATCCCATCGCTTCCAGTACATTTACTACATGACGAAGAACCTTCGTCTGGACCTTCACGACCGCCTGCGCGTTCAAGCCGCGCTGCGTCACACGACCATTGAAGACATAATTAACACGGTACTGGAAGTTGGCTTGCCAGCAGTCGAACGCCAGACGGCGGACGAGAAGAAAGCGCGACGCAGAGCGGAGGCGACGATATGAAAGACCTCGCATACGCACAACGCCTAGCTGCTGTGCTAGTCCGCCAGACACACCAGATCGAGAAAATGGTTTCGCCAAAGAGCATCCTAGCCGCAGGCGAACGTCCGTCCACGGACAGGATGCTCATGGTTGCGCTGGACACGATAGGCGTTTTGTCGATGGCGATGACCGTCATCCTGCAAGAGCTTATTGTACTCACGGAGCCAACGCTCGTGGAAGACGAACCGAAAGGACAGCAGGACCAATGAACATCTTCCAACGAATCGCTATTTGGTGCGGCTGTGATTACGTACTACTGTACACAACATTCGGGTTAGTAGTCCGCCGCGTGCGATGGAGTTTTTCACGCCCAATGGTGAAGTGGTACAGGAGCCTAATCGAATTGCGCTCAGACGGTGGATGGAATGGCTCACAAGCAATAAGTGGTTGGGAGCCACTTACGCCTAAAATTGGTGACTGGAGGGCGATGCTTCAAAGAATTGATTCGCCAAAGATGTTTCCGAGTTATTCGATGGGCGCTACTGCTACACCACCGGAAAAAGACGAATTACAAAAGCTGTACGACATCTACCAGAAAGGACTTCACATTGGCAAACCCTGAACCTACCTACGAAGGATGGCAGAACTAATGCGCGGGACACCATTACGTAGATTTGAAGACAAGTATATTACTGAACCTAACACAGGTTGTTGGATTTGGGTAGGCGCACTAAACTCAGATGGCTATGCAAGTCTTAGAATAGGAAATAAAATAGAAAAAGCGCATATATGGTTCTTTAAACTTGTCCATAAGATACAGAAAATCGAGCACGGTCTTGAAGCAGATCACCTATGCCGTCTTCGCTGTTGCGTTAATCCTCGACATTTAGAAGTTGTCACGAAGCGCATAAACATACTTCGCGGCTTTGGAGCCGCAGCACTTTGCGCCCGTAAAACACATTGTGTTCGTGGGCATCCACTGACAGGAAACAACATCATAACAAATAAGCATCATCCACGTATGTGTCGTGCTTGTCACAACATACACGGTAAGGCTTATCGACAAAAGAAAGCGAACAAATGAGCACTGAACCAATATATGTTGATAATTCAATTTTGTGCAAAACTGCTGTCTGCGATACGGCCACGGTCATTCGATACATTCTCGGCCTAACCGTAACCGAAGAACGTGCCAACTTACTCAGCGGCACCGCAGGTCACGAAGCAATGGCTGTGTACTTCCGCACCGGCGACAAGGACTTGGCGCTCGCGAAGTTCGACGAGTATTACCGCGACTGGGCGCTTGCGAACCTTGCACCAGAACACGGCAAGTCTTACGAGAACTGCTACGCCTGCATCAGTACGTGGTTCGAGAATCACCCCATCGACAAGTTACCGTTTCGTATTATTCCTGACTGGATCGAAATAGGCTTCAGCTTCCCGCTGACCGACGACGGCAGCATCGTATTCGTAGGCCGCATCGACGCCATCGTACAGGAGCTTGACAACGACCATCTACGCATCCTTGACCACAAGTTTCCGGGCCGCGTGGACGGTATGTTTGCCAAGCAGTACCGGATGGATAGTCAATTCAGCGGCTACATTTGGGCGGGCCAGCAACAGCTTGGCATACCGATTGACGGAGGCTTTGTCAACGGTGTTGAGTTTAGCCGGTTGCCGAGCGATCCCGTACGCAAGTGCGCAAAGCACGGCGTTACGTTCAGCGAGTGTGGCTTCCTGCACGCGAACAGCGCGATCATCCTCGTCAACCGTACACCGAAGCAAATCGCTCGCTGGCGGGCCGACGCGATCCGGCTGGCACGCCGCTTCGCAGACCTCAAGGCCAAGTACAATGACGCCGCGTACCTGCCAGCGGTCCCGATGCAGGGACAGTTCGTGTATCGTGCTTGTGCGAACTGCGAGGCAGCGGACTTCTGTGCGGCAGAGAAGCCGGTGGGTATGGTAGGATCGTTGTTTCAGCATAGTCCGTGGGAGCCGTGGAAGGCAGCGTTGGCTGTAACTGATGGAAAGGAGCAAAACGATGAGATGTCCTGATTGTAATAAGTTCGTATCCTTCGACGAAGGCGAACCAGAAGTTGAAAGCATTGAGGTCGATGAGAGCGGTAACGTTCGCGCCGAAGTACGCATCGTCAACAACTGTAGTGAGTGCGGCCAAGAACTCAAAGACGGTCGGTTCGAGTTTGACGCTGACCATTCGGAAGAATGCAAGGAGCACCAAGGCACAGGCCACGAACTAAGCATTGAAGAAACAAGTAGCGACCGCACAGGCCGCAGTGGATACTTCAAGAAAGGTGTGTTCGTATCTGCTTATGGCCGCTACGCCAAGACCTTCTACGGTGTTGAAGTCTCCTACGAGATCACTTGCTCCTGCAATGATGAGTTCAAAGTAACAGGAACTTTCTCTGATGAGATGCAGGGGAGTTCAATGGAGGAACTTGTATGACCTCCACCGCAATCTCTCGCGTCTGGCCGTGCAGCGCGTGCAAAACGCTTAACAAGCAAACGTACGTCAAGTGCTATTCGTGTGGTAAACCACGGCTGAACGGCAACTGGCCGCAGGCTACGTGGTTTCAAGAACGTTTGAAGTTGGTGCGCGTACGTGAAGCAAAAAGTGAATAAGGAGCAAACAAGATGATTAAAAATATCGTACTGCTGGCTGGTGCGCTTGTTGGCTTACTGTTTGTGCTAGAATGGCTTGCAACGCAGTTGTCCGCTTGGATACCATTGTGATTGACTTCGCTCCCACCGCAAGGCAAGGCGCGGAGAGCGCGGGCGGCGCGGAGAGCGCGGGCGGCGCGGAGAGCGCGGGCGGCGCGGAGAGCGCGGGCGGCGTGGTGAGCGCGGGCGGCGTGGTGAGGACACGCTGAATGACTTCAAGCTCGCCATCGACTGAGGGCTAGGTGCCGAAAGGCCACGCCTGAAGAAGTGGAGCAAATAGAGCAAGCCGGTTTGAATCCGGCCCCGCGCAAACTCAATGGGCGCTGAGTCGGCACGCCCTTGGCCGGTAATGCAGGCCATTGTCACTCGGCCAGCGCCCTTTGAGGAAGGAGGAATTAAAATGACCATCATCGAACGGCTACAACAATCGGTTGACAGTTCGCGACTCCCCGGACACGATCCAGATAGCGGGACTGTGGATATTGCCGATCTCGCTGCCCTGCTCGCCTGTGTCAAGGCGCAGCATACGTGGATTCATAGGCCGATATTCAATGAGACAACAGACAAGTTCTTAGTGGGCGAGTTTGAGAAGGACCGGGCCACGCGGATTCGCACTAGAAGAGGCCCAAAGGAAAGTGGGGCTGAAATGACCATTTGGGATAAAATTTTCGTTTGGTTTTGCATGACTGCAATCTTAGGTAGCGTGGTTTACGTCTTGGTAAAAATAAGTATAGAGCCATGACCAACCCGATCCCGATTGAGGTAAGACGTAGATATAAATCAGCACGAAATTGCTATCTCCCCGAGGGTATTATTCGCGAGCTTTGCGACGCCCTCCGCGACGCATGGGCCGTGGCGTTGGCAACAGCGCACGATTTAGAAGAAACTCAAGATAGCGAAACAGATTGGCATGATCGTAAAAAGTGCGGCAAGTGTGCCGAGTTCAATTTCGACTGGCAAGCCGAGGCCCATCGGCTTCTGATGGAGGCCGAAGATGACCCGCAAGCCTAAACGCTTTCAACTGCGCGACACAGAGCAAGCACTTGAGTTGCTTCGCCGTATTGTACCGCCGAAGTTTGTCCCGAACACTAACGGTCGGCAAGTTGAATTCGAGGAAGTTGAACTCATTGAACAACGACCACGTTCATTCCAGTTACGCATCAACGGATTTCCAGTGTTCATGCCTGCAAGTGTGGTGTTCTTTTTTGCAAAGGCCGAAGAACTCAAACCTGGCTGGACAGGTAAAGTCCGTATTCCGGCAAAGTTTGCGCGTGATGCAGGACTCCTATGAACCGTTGCCTCCGTATCGAAGCTCCGTACTTCTGCGCTGGTGTCCTCGTAGACGAGAACGGCAACGTAGTATCTGCACCGCCGATCCTGCGCTACATGCGCAACTGGCCGGTGGAAGGCGTCATTGCATACTGCCGCAAGAAGCACTGGAAGACCCAATATGTAGACAGGTCAACCGATGACGAACACAATTAGCAGCATTTTATTTTTTCCTTGACAGAACGCACGTTTTCCGAGTATAACTGGAAGCCTGCGTGAAGGAGCCAAGCAATGAGCAACATTATCCGTCCACCAATACACACACTCGTTTACGGCGATCCTGGTTCTCGCAAGTCAACATTCGCTGCGACGTTTCCCAAGCCAATGAACGTCTTCTTTTTCGACCCAATCGGAAAGGAGACACCGTACCTGCGTCAAGGCACGCCGACCGATATGTACGTCAACGATCAATACGGCATTTACAGTCGTGACGTGCTGAACGACGCGGGCGAACTGTTGATACGCATAGAATACTTCGGTGACGTGAACGTACAGAAGCCCACCGGGTACAAAGCATTCCTCACGCGAATGCAAGACTTCTACAACGAACTTCCATCTTGGGGTACTGCCGTTATCGACAGCACAACCTTTATGGAGTTCGGCGCACGCAAGTACGAACAGTACGTGCTGAACCCAAAGACGAAGGATCGCCGCCAGTGGTGGGGCGGTTCGACTGATACAGTCGAGGAAATGCTCCAAGGTAGCTTCGGTGCCATGCCGATCAACGTCGTCGTGATCTGCCACGTCGATGAGGACAAGGACGACTTCAACGGTATGATTGTACGCAAGCCGAAGGCTCCGGGCAGGCTGTCCAAGGGACTCGCCGCAGGTTACAGTGAAGTCTACCATGCGTACGTGTACCGTGACGCCGAAGGCAACCGGCAGTACGCGCTACAGACGCAACCGGATCAAATGTGGATAGCCGAATCGCAAGTAGGTGCTCCCGATCCTTGTTGGGGAAATTATGAAGCAATTTGGGAACCAGAACAGAATTAAGCACTTTTTTAAGCACGTAATCCCCGAACCGAATACAGGCTGTTGGCTGTGGGATGGTGCTCTAACTACGGCAGGATATGGTTGCTTTAATTCTGGAAGCAAAACAGTCCAAGCGCACAAGTGGATATACGAACAGTTCGTCCGAAGCGTCCCAAGTGGTTTAGAACTCGACCATAAGTGTCGTGTTCAATCGTGCGTCAATTACGAACACCATCTTGAGGAAGTTACACACCAAGAAAACGTACGCCGTGGGCTTGCAGGAATGAATACTCGTTTGTTAAACAAAGCAAAAACACATTGCCCGCACGGACACGATTATAGTGTTTATGGTTACACAAACCCCAAGACAGGTCAGCGCATCTGCAAACCGTGCAGAACTGCCTGTGAGCGGCGACGCCGTTCCTGATCCGTCTTGGGGCGACTACGAGGCGTTATGGACGAACGAAAACAGCTAACAAACAAAACTCTACGAAAGGAGGCTAAACCATGAGTAACGACATTACCAGCATCAGTGCGAAACTCGCGCTCGCTGACGCAGTGCTCGCCGCAGTAAAAGAAAGCGGACTGGCCCGCGTAAAGCGTCGGCGCGTCGTCGCTAGGCGTCGTCGCACGACCAAGGCTGCGCAGAAGCCCCGGACTTCGCGCACACCGTTAAAGAACGTTCCGGCAGAAGCAGCAGCGTGAGCAACGAGCCACGCGGAAAGGACAGAAGTTATGGGTAGAGCAGTAAACTTTGATGCTGTACCGGACACAAACATTGTGCCGGATGGCGTCTATCAGGTTTTCATTGCCGAACTGGAAGAAACAGCTTCCAAAAACGGCAAGCTCATGTACAACGCGAGACTGGAAATCATGGAGCCAACAGACTTCGCGGGCATGGGCATTTTCGAGGCATTCGTCATTGGCTCCGAGGAAGACCCGGACGCGGCAGAGGACGCCACCTGGGTTAAGGCTTTCGGTGCTCGACGCCTGAAGAACATGCTGAAGGCAGCGCAGGTTCCGATGGACACCGACATGGACAACATCATCGCGGCTGCGTTGCAACAGCAACTCGTCATCAGTGCGACGCAGGAAGTTGACACCGGCGAACGCGATCCGCAGTACAAAGGTCGCGTGCGTAACCGCATCAACGCCTTCTATCAGCTAGGCCACAAGGAGGTCGGTCTGACTGAGGAAGCTGCGCCTGCGCCCAAAAAGGCGTTAGCGGCTGTACCAAAGGCTCCCGCGCCTGCTGCAAAGCCCGCTGCGCCGAAGGCGGCTGCGCCAGCGCCCCGCGCACCGGCACCTGCGCCCCGCGCTCCTGCTCCGCAGGCTGCTGCTCCGCGTCCAGCGCCCGCTGCCGCGAAACCTCGCGCCGCTGGCACCGCGCACTGCTCGATCTGCAACACAGACGTAGCGCGTGCGGAGTTCGTGGAACACGTCGAAGCGCACGCGAATGAAGGGTAGGTGATGCCAAACTACGTTCCAGCGGAAGGGCGGACGGACGCACGTATAGTGCTTGTGGGTGAAGCACCTGGCAAGTACGAAAACATGCGCCGCCGCCCTTTCGTTGGGCCGAGTGGAGCGAAGCTAGAAAGCTGGTGGAAAGATGTCGGACTCACGCGCAAAGACTTCTTCATCACGAACGTTTACAAATACCAACCGAAAGCAAACAAGATTGAAACGGTCCCGAAAGGAGAACTTGCGCAGTCCATTGATTCGTTACTTGACGAACTCGCAGGACTTCAACAACCTTTTATATTGGTGCCAACAGGTAATACGGCTTTACGAGCGATTACAGGCCGATCCGGTATCCTCAAATGGCGTGGATCAATTCTTACATGCACTGACCGTGCTGGCCGACAAATTAAGGTGGTTCCAACTATCCATCCAGCCGCTATATTTAGATCACCTTATCTCGAAAAGCGATGCCGCTCTGACTGGCAACGCATCGCGTCCGAAGCCACGACACCGGAAATCATCCTCCCCGAACGCGAACATTTCATCAACCCCACGCTCAGTGACGTTGCGAACTTCCACGCTCAAGCGTTGGAAGCCGACGCACTTTCCATCGACATCGAAACACCGCGACACGTCACAGCCGAGTTCGTCCGTACCACGAAAAAAGGCAAACCGATCTACAAAAAGCAGCGGAGCGAAAGGTACATCGCGATGGTCGGATTTGCTACCAGCGCGACGTTTAGCTTTACTATCCCAACTACCTTAGCCTACTGGGGCGACGAAGGTACGCTCGCGCTGGTGTGGCAATACATAAAGGAGCTTTGTGAAGGACCAAGTGAAAAGATTCTACAGAATGGTATGTTCGATGCTTTCTGGCTGGCGACTGATCGCGGTATTCGTATCAATAATTATCGTTGGGATTGCCTGGGCCAGCACCATGCTCTTGATCCTGCTGATGACCATGATCTTGCATATATGGCAAGCATTGATACGCGGGAGCCGTACTGGAAGGACAGCGGCAAAGACGACAACGCAGACGAAGACGAACCAGACGCATCGAGCTTCGATTCCTTCCAACGGTACAATGGAAAGGATTGCGCTGTTGAGTTTGAACTTGCGGAAACCTACGCTCAACGACTCGCTTCGGCGGGGCTTCTCAAGTTCTACGAAGACCACTACGCATCACTGATCGAACCGCTACTGGACATCACGCTACACGGTGTACTAATCGACGTGCACCAAATGAAGGTGCGTCATGCAAATCTACTCATGGAGTGCATACGAATACAGGACCGACTTACTGCTCTGGCAGGTGAGCCTTTGTTCACTAAGAAGTCGTTGTCAGTCAAAAAGGTGGCCAAGTTTCTCTATGCAACTCTCGGCTTGCCTAAAACCCTCGTCAAAGGAAAAGTTACAGTCAATGAGGTCGCACTTCGTCGTATGGCTATTAAACACTCGCGCAATGTCGTGGCTACAGAAGCGATTGGAGCTATACTGGATCACCGAAGGAAGTTCCAACTTGGGACTTTTTTACAAAACGAGAAATGCGACAGTGATAATAGGCTTAGGTGTACGTACAAGTTCACTACTGAGTTTAATCGACTGGCCTCATCTGCAAATCCAAGGGGAACAGGCCGTAACCTACAGAACGTTGACAGGGAAATCCTCGACATCTTTATCCCTGATCCGGGCTGTATTCTGCTCGAAGCTGATCTCTCCCAAGCGGAAGATCGTATTGTTAAGTCTTTGGCGTATAATATCACTGGGAACGCTGCGTTACTGGGACGCGCTCGATCAATGCCCTGGGAAAATGACGAACATAAGCGAGCCGCTGTTGCAATTTTCCGTGTCGGACTTCAAGCCGTTACCAAAGAACAACGATACCTAGCCAAGCGCGTGCGCCATGCGTCCAACTACGGAATGCACGGCAAACGCTTATCAGACGAACTGCTAAAAGACGGTTACACGTTCACACCTGAAGAATGCCAAGCCATGATCGACGGTCTGCTGGCCGCAGACCCGGACATACTTGAATGGCAGAAGGCGACACGGCGCGAGATTATTCAGCATCGGTGTTTGTCAAACTCCTGGGGCCGCATCATCGACTTTACGTACGAACGCTTGGACGATGATCTGTTCAGGCGCGGTTACGCTTTTAGGCCGCAGAGTGAAGTCGGTATGCTACTGAACCAATGGGGTCTGCGTCCCGTACACAAATACATAAAGGAGAACAACTTACATGCTCGCATCAATATGCAAGTCCACGATGCTCTCAAGATTAGTTGCCCGCCTGACGAGGCGCTCGAACTCGCCGTGCTGCTCAAGTCATCACTTGAACGTCCACGCCTTTACGGGCCTACCAAACTTAGCATCCCCGTTGAGTTCAAACTCGGACTCAACGCAAAAGGCTCCATCGAGTTCAAGCAGTTCAACGCCCGCGCATTCGAAGAAGCAGCTTATGGTCTTGCAGCGAGTGCCGGTGTTGCCGCCTGAATTGTTAGTGGGTGACTTCGCGCTGGCTGTTATTGATCGCTTTTGGGACGTGCTCGAAACAACGCCGGGTGAAACACGTCCTAAGTGCCGTGAAGTTATCATCGAAGAATTCCACAAACGCTTCGAGCTAGTCGTTCCAATCACGTTACCGAAAGGATGGGTGTACGATGATCGACCTTGAAAAACACGAACACACGTTGCGTTCTTTTGTTGAAGACGAAGAAGTAATTAAGTATGCAATGGAACGTATGGATTATGGCGCTAGTAAATACGAACTTTGCATAGGCCCGATTGACCCTGACCGTGATTTGCTTGCTGAAGGCCGCGAAGAATTCATCGACGGGCTGAATCGCCTAATCATGCACATAAATAAGCAGGCCGCGTACAGCCCAGTGATGGCACAGGTGATCTTTGAGGCGTTGTCGGTGATACGTGGTATCAACTTGCTCAAATGAGGCACCTGTGCCGTGGTATTCAACCCGATCCTACAACAAACGTCGAACATTCTACGCCTCTATATCCACCAGACAGGCCGCTCCGAAGTCCCTGACGATTACCACGTTTGGTCCTGTATCGCCCTGATCGCCGCAGCAGTTGGCGACCGTGTGTGGTACTGTAAGTACAGGCACACGAAGTTGCATCCAAACATGTACACGCTGCTCGTGGGACCGTCTGGTTCTGGAAAGGACTTGGCGATCTCTCAGGCACTTGCGTTCGTAAAGAACTTACAGACCGTCAAGTTGTACGCGGGCCGTGCGACTGCTCCGTACATCATCGACTTCCTTTCGCGCTCCGCAAACGGACGCCCGCCGTTGAATCACTCCCGCATGTTTCTCGTAACACCCGAACTCGCAATGGCAGTCGGCAGTGGCAACATGGCTGACGAGTTCGTGAAGCTCACGACGGCGCTGTATGGCGGTGCAGACTATCCACTGACCGAAGGCACACGCACCAGCGGCACACACATAATAATGAATCCCTGCTTGAACTTCCTCGGCGGCACAACCGAAGAATGGATGATGCGGGCGTTGACACGCGATGCTATCGAAGGCGGCTTCTTTGCGCGTGTCGCCGCAGTGAAAGGAGAAGTGGACTTTGCGAACCGCGTGCTTGATCCTGTATACCCACAGGACTACGAAGACGTAGTGGATCACCTGCACATGCGTATCAAGATGCTCACGGCTGTGGAGGGCGAGTTTAACTTTGCGCCCGATGCGAAACGCATTGAAGAACAATGGTACATGACGCGGGAAGTACCGTATGACGACTCGTTGATTCCTTCGTGGATGCGCCAACACGCAATGATACTGAAGCTCGCTATGCTGTTGTCGCTTATGGACAATACTGACTACACGCCCGAATCGTTCGTGATCGAACTGAAGCACTTGCGCCGCGCACAGCAGTTGTCGATGGACTTGCAACTGAAGTTGCCACATTTCATTAACCTCGCAACGAAGTCGGACGAAACAAAGTGGCTTGACACGGTGACGAAGTTGCTCAAGCGTGCAGGCCGCATACAGCGTTACAAGCTAATGCAAATGTGCAGCAGCCGTGGATTGGATCGCGTGAAGCTGGACTACTGCTTGGAGCAGTTGAAAATGGAACGAAAGGTCGGTTGCGCGACGGCTCCGGGCGGCAATGGAATGATGTATACGTGGTTAGTGAACAAACGGCAGATGCCGAAGGCGGTAGGAGCCGATGACTGATAACGACGACAGCGCCCACGAACGGGCCTTACTTTTAGCGTTGCTCAAACAAGCAGTTGATGACTACTGTTTGCAGCCGCGTACCAACCGTGAGCACCTTGCACACCGAGCCGTAGCTTTGTGGTTCAACGAGAGCGATCACTCACACGACGAAGGTTATACATTCAGTGACGTATGTGCTTACTTGAACCTAAACGAAAACTACATACGGCGGCAACTTCAACTACGTGTAAAGGCTATTCAGGCTTTTGACCCGCGACACGTTCGCTTGAGGCGGCGAGGTTCGCGAGTTGGACGACGGCGTTCGTAAAGGAGAAGATGATGGCAATAGTAAGAGATGCGTACGCCAAACTTATTGATCCCGCACTCAGAAGGATTTGGTTGGACAACTTCAAGCACGCTGACGACTGCGTATGCGGCGACTGTATCCGCGATCTCGTCAAGGCTGCGCTTCTTCGCGGCCAGCAATCCGTTCAGTCGAAGAAACAAGATTAGCAAGTTGTGCAGCAATGTGCATAGCAGCCTTCGTACCTGGCGCGACTTTGAAACCATCGTTAAGCAACTTCAATCCGTGCTCAGTTGAAAGCAGTTTGGACAGTAGCATCGGCGTAACAAGCAACGATCCACCGCGTAGCATCGCTTCAGCAGGACGCCCCGCGAGCGTTGCGCCCATCACACGTACCACGCCGTAACCCATTCCAACAGGTCCAACCTTTGCAGTGAAGATGCCTGGCCGTGTCTGTTCAATGATTTCTACGTTGCTGATAAGCTCGTCAAGTGGTCCACCCTTGCGAGCAACACGCGGGCCGAGCACGACGTTGCGGACTTCTGGTGAGTAGCCTTTCAGTTGACTCACGAGCTTCGCAGCATTGAACTGTCCGTTAGCTTCCATCGAGTTCTGTACCATGTCAGTCCACCAGGCTTTGCTGACTTTTTGCCAGTCTTCGATACCTTTGCGTGAACCCTGCTCGACGATCATGTTTTTGACGCTTTGCACTTGACTGTACTTGTTGTCCTTGATGATGTACTTCACAACTTCTTCAGGGTTCTTGTTCGCTGCTTCACGAGCGAACGCGCCGTCCTTGAAGTACGGAGCGTAGGCTCGCTTGTAGTAGTCGTCTGCGTTCGCACGGAGCGTCTTCAACGCGGGATACTTTGCCTCGAATATCTTGATTGAATCTTCGATACCACCTTCAATGCTTTTTAGCTGGTGTGCAACGTCGTCAGCACCGCTGCGGAACGCTTGGTTGCGCAGGCTTTGTACTTCGTCTTGCAAGGACGCAAGACCTTGGTAGGACCATTGTTTCTGCGGGTTCGCTAGGCCGTACTTTGCCGTAATTTGGTCAATCACGTCTTGGCTGAACGACGTTAAAGGTGTCCCGCCAGCCGTTCCAGGTGCTTGTTTAGCTTTCGGTGTGAGTTTGCCCGCTAGTGTTTCAGCTTTGCTTGGTAGTACGCCCTTACGTGATTCAAGCGTCTTCGCTATACCCTGTACGGCGTTCTGCAACGGCGTCGGTGTAATCAAGTCCGTATCCGGTACAACGCTACGGGCCTGCTTATACAAATCATCCACTTGGTTTTTCACTGCTGTCATTTCAGCCGCATACTTACGCTTGAACAAACCACCTGCACGCCGCAAACTGTAGTCGCCAATCGGCAATGTATTCGTAACAGCGGTCGTACCTTGGCTTACGACTTCCTGCAACGGTTTGTTGATCGTGAATTTCTTTCCAGTCCATTCCATGCCCTTCGTTAGCGCCTTCGTGCCGAGTGCGCCAAGTACCACACCAGTTCCGATGTTCGCTACGTTACCGACGCGCTCTGCTACACCAGGCTGCGCACCAGGAATGCTTTCGATTAGCTTCTCGGCTTTGGTTCCTTTGACCAAACTCGTAACGTATGCACCGACACGATTCTGAATCGGTGTCGCCCAAGCGTTGTACGCCTGTGCAGCACCAAGGCCAGCTTCGAGTAGTCCACCGCCGACTTCGTTCGTTGGTGGTTCACCAGCAGGCCGTGCTCCTGGCGGTATCAGTGTGCTCGTGATGCTCTGACTAAGTTCGCCAGGCAAGTTCACAGCAGCACGTCCAAGCCCACCAGCAACACGCGACACGCCTTGTACTGCTTCGCTCGCAACCTCAGATGGATACGAAGGCTGCGCGAGCTTTGTGAGGTCCGCAGGTTCTTCCGCGCCTGACGGCAGCGCCGGTCCAGTAGGCCGTACAATCGGATCAATCTCGACTGCACCTTCGGGCAACTTCAATGCTTCAGCCATAGTTATTGTCCTTGCATGAACTCTGCTTCGGGCACCCAATCTTTGCCGTTGTAGACACGCACGCTGCCGTCGCGCATTTTGATACGACGCCCAACGTTAGGATCAAGCCGTGTAAATTTGCTCACGTCCTTACCTGTTTTATCTTGCGCGTCAAGCAGATTGTTATGCCGCGTAGCTACAAGGTCCATACTGGCACGAATCTGTTCGTCAAATTGTCCACGACCAAGCGCAGCATCACCGATACCACGTAACATGCGCGTGGCGTCCTGGTCACTCAGTCTACGGCCTTCAGACGATATATCACCAAGGCGTCCGATCAGCGCATTGTACTTCGCTGCGAACTTCTTTTCTTCAGGCGTGAAGCCGAACAGGTTCGTGAAGTTTTCCATTTTCTGAGCGCGTTGGTTCTGTGCGAGAGCTTCGCGTAGCTTTGTGCTAAGGTTTGTCTTTTGCTTATCGAACATCTGACGACCGGCTTCACGAAGCGCAGAGAAGTCATCATAGCCAGTTTTCAATGCTGCGAGGTCACGAGCATCAGTCGATGCGATTGGGGGTTTTGGTATCGGTGGAGCGCCTGGCGCACGAGATACTGCTTGTGGCCCTTCGGCTGTTTGGACAATAACTTGCTGTGGTGCTTGCAAGACGCCTTTCTGTTCTTGCGGTGTCAACTGCTCGAATGCGCGTTCACGCGCCCCTGGCGGCGTTCCCATACCGAGCGCAGCAGGTGACTGTCCAGTAAGTCGAATAACCGCTGATTGCTTATCGACCTCCTTCATCTTAGGATCATTCCAAATCTGCGCAACCTGTTCACGCACAGCAGGATCAGACAACGCAACCTTGGCGTTTTCTTCGAGGTACGTGCTCCAAGGTTTGCCTGCGTACTGTGGATCGACGCCCTGCGCTGCGAGCGTAGCAGCCCGCAGCATCAAGTCACGTCGCGATCCTTGAACACCAGCTTTGAGGAACGATTGGTAGTGCGCTTGTGCAGCTTCGTTGAAGACACCTTCCATGACGAGTTTGCGCATTGGCACACTCATGCCACGGCCTTCGGCGTCACCTTGTTCCATTGCAGCTTGTGGTAGTGCGCCACCTTGCACGCGCTGCGTAAACGTAGCCAAGGCTTCTGCATCGGCCTGGTTCTCAGTTAAGCGCCCAAGTTGCACAGATGTCTTGCCTTCAGCACCGATGTTGATTCCTGTGACAGTTAAGCCGCTACGCGGCCCTGGCGCAGCAGCAGCCGTAGGCTGCGGTGGATTTGCAGTCACCGGCAGATCGCCAGTTTCAGTTGCAGGCCCGATGGCACGTTGCGCTGGTGCAGCGGGCTGCGTAGGTGGTTGTGCTTGTCCTTGTGCGCCTTGCATCACAGCACTTAACGTCTGCACAGTACGCTGAACCTGATTCGCCGTCGAATTATACTCCGCACGCTGCTTCATCAAGTCGATTGTTTCTTTCGAGAAGTAACGCTTGTTGATCTTGTCGTATGCGTCGATGGTCGCAACGTCACCAGCTTGGATCGCAGGATTGAGAATAGTCTTTACGTGAAAGTCACGTTCGATTTTCATTTGCTTCTCAGCATCAGCTTGTTCTTTCTGCTTACTACCGACGTACACACCGCCGATCAGTCCAAGAAGCCCACCGATTGTTTCACCAATGTCTACAGGCATAGTGTTGCTCCTATGGTATTGGAGTTGGCACTCCACCTAAGTTTATACCAACCTTAAACATACCTGCGAGCGAACTAAACGGATTGCTTCCACCTGTTGTAGTGCTCGTAGATGTCGAAACGGGTGTTCCCCATACTGGCGAGCCGCGCATCATAGCAGTATCAGGAGCTTGACCAATCAATGCTTGAATTGCTTGTAGCGCAGCTTGCGACACGTTGAATCCGCCCTGACCTTTGACAGTTTCGACAAGGTTACGTCCGTACTCGCCCGCGCCGCTCCGAGCAACAGCAGTCGTCGCAGATCGCGTTGTATCCGATGCCGATTTGCTACCTGCTTCGATAAGCCGTTGCAAAATTGGTATCTGCGCACCGACGCCGCCCGTCTTCAGCGCCTCAAGTATCTGGCGTGTAAGTTCTTGGAGTATCGGCATCGTTGCTTGGGCTGTACCGGCCATCACCCGCTTCTGTTGAGCAGATGGACCGCTTGCACTTTGTTGTTTACCACTACTTCCTTTACTCATTAGCAGCCCTCCTTACCAAGTGCGTTTCCCGCGCCTCAAAGCTGGCTTTTGTAATGTACATAACATGCACAGGTCGATCTCCATCCCATAAGTGCGGTATTTCACCTATTAGAATATACCCTAAACGTTGGTGCGCGTCTAGTAAATTCTTTTGGGGTGTTAGGCCCAAAAGCACGTTGTAGTGCTCAAAGCCGTACGCAATGGCTTCTTCCATTGCTTGCAACCAGTCTTTACCGCGACGACGGTTAGGATGAACCCACATATCGAACTGTCCGCCGCCCATCGCGTGCCGAATGATGGCCGCGTACCAGATACCAGACTCCTTTGCATACTTGAACACAAGCCTCGAAGTTCGCATATCGTAGTAGAAACCGCTCAAGCACAAGTCTTCAATCGGTAGTACCTTCGCGATGTCGCCAGTCGCCGTCAAGTACGAATGCCATTGTAACAGCAGTAAATCGTGAAACGGAGTTGGTTCGTATTCAATTAGTTTTTCGTTCATCAGGACACATCAAACAGCTTCGTAGAGCCGTGCCGCGAACGTATCGTTTGCGTATTCAACATGTGTATTCCCTTTGCACGAGCTAGTGAAAACCTTGGCGCGATTTCACTGCTATAGCTGTTCCACAAACCGCGAAACTGCTGCGCAGGATCGAATAGTTCTTCGTCGCGTGTCACACCGCCTATACTGATCGTTGCTTTGGCTCTGAAGATTTCTACATGCGCAGTAACTGTACCTGCAATACGAGCAGCAACGATACGACCAGATTTGTCCACAGTCAGTTCGTGCTTCTGGCGCACGCTGCTAGCTTCAAGTGTGCCAAGCGTATACTCTACGTCGTCGATTACTGCGTACACAGTCAGCGTCTGTCCTGCAACGTTAGCGTCGATAACGATCTTGTCTACACGGCCTTTCTGGTTCGGATCAGCGAGTAGCCCAGGCGTCTTCACGTCAAACGATATGCCACTACCGTCGTCGCCGCTGGTTACGTCCATCGCTTCCAGCGACATGATCTTACTACTGAAGCCTGCAATGAGCAGTCCAGTATCATCCTCGAAGTACAGCGCCTGCGATGCAACACCTAGTTCACGCCAACGGCCTTCGATCAGATTGCAACCAAGCGTAATAACCGTATCACTCAAATACACTTCGTCACGACCATACGCTGCAATCACAGGTTCAAACGGTGCAGTACCTTCGACTGTCTCACCGTGGAACAACTTCGCGATAGCCTCACGAAAAAACGGAGCAGACGCAACACCGTTGAAGATTCGCACGCCGTCGTGTGATTCGTACACAACGCCAACAGCAGTGCGAATGACGCTGTGAGGCTTGGTTGTACCTGGACAGCCTAGTACGCGACGTGGAATAAATGGTTCGTCTGTGCCTACGATCTCAAAGATACCGCTTTCAGCAAAGCAGTAGATTGAACCATTCCAGACTACGAGTGCTTGCGTTTGATCGTCACCAGACGTAGCATCAACGAACAACTTCACGGCTTCTGCGCGGCCCGCAGGACTGTAATACACACGACCACCTTTGCCAGTCTCAGTGTCACCGCACCACCACATACGGCCTGCGTGTGGGCCTACACAGTATTCAAACGTATCTGACGGTTCGACGTTATCGAACGGTAATTCTTCTGACTGTAGTACCTCAGCATCAGAGTTACCCAAGCCAAGGTAGTCTGATACTTCGTCCGTGTACGTTGTAACACCGTTTGCAACTTGGCCATCCCAAAAGAATAAGCTGCCGTCACCGATAGTTCGCCAGATTTCAAGGTGTGTAACCTGTGCATCAGCAGACACCGGCAAGTTCGCGAGCGCAACGCTTTGGCGGTCCACGGTTGTTACTTCAACGTAGTTGGGGTTTGGATTACTACGTGTGCCTGTAACGTCATTCAGAAACGTCACGTAGTACCGATAACGCCCTTGCATCCCAACGTTGCCTATGAGCTTCATTTCGTCCCAGTACGTGATGACCGTACCACGAGAGTTCGTGATGATGGTGAGTCGCACGGCCTGTACGTCTGCCCAGTCGAGCGTAGTATCGTCGCCGCTGCGCAGGAACGCCAGCTTCGGTATGCGTATGTTCACCCACACGTTGCCGTCTGTTGGAACGATTGTCGTTGCAAGCTGCTTGACGATGTTTTGAATTTCAGATGGCGTAAGGTCGCTGTTTACGGAAGCTACGATGAATTCGTTCTGCGTGTCAATGACTTGTGGCAGACTGCCAAGGCCCACGTTTACTGGCTGCGAAGGCGCAACGAGTACGATTGCCGAGTACGTGTCCGTAGCAAACGTTACGCCGCCTAGCGAAAACTCAAGTTGTATACGATCGATGCGTTCAGGACGATCCACGCGGAGCCAGAATGAAATGATGTCGGCGTCGCCGCTGTCTTCGGTTGTATCTACCTTTGACAAGTCAACTGTGATGCTTTTCGTGATCGTACCAACAGTCTTCTTGACTACGGTCGCCTTCATCGAGTTCGTACCTTCTTGCTTGATTGTACCTTCGTCGGCAAGCGTAGCACTAACGCCGGTCCATGTTGCTTCACTTTCAAACAAGTCGATAGTTGTTGTACGTACGGTACTCTTCGTTGCAGTGAAACCGTCAGGCGGCGGTGTGATGCCCCAGTTCGATACTGTACCTGCGGCGTTGACTTTGCGAGCTAATCCACCACCAGTAAGGAACAAATGATCTGCAATCTGCGATGCTTCTACGTCTACTTCCAACGTGGGAGCCATCCGTGCAAACACAAGCCGTGTACCGTCTAGCAGTCCGTCAATGATCTTCGAGCCGTTACGCCATAGGTGCGTGCTCACGCCCCAAAAGCGTAGTTCGTCGAACCGATATATGCTATGTGCATCAGCCATTAGACTTTTAGTACATCAAGTAGACGTTTCAAGTTTTTGCCGACATCATTCAATGCTGTCTCGATGTCAGGCAGCACGTTGTCGATAATGTCGTCACGGAGCGCCGTGACGTTCGCAGTAGCCGTTGGATCGTCAATGGCGTATTCGCCGCTGAACGGTTTGTCGCCGCTGACGTGCTTACGCGCAAAGAAGTTCACTTTACCTACGTTGTTAATGTTGTGGCCGTCCAAGTCAATGTCGTCACCAAACGATGACACAGCACCGTGGCCGCTTGCTTTACTAATAGCAACGCTGATCTCAGACAACATCTTGTTAAGTTCTACTACAAGCCGGTTGAAGTCATCAACAGTTACTTCTGCCTTCCCGACGATTGGACTAACCTTGTACGCTTCAGGCATTACGGGCCTACCATCTTCATAAGCATCTCAGCTAACGCCTTGCACGAATCCGCAAACTGCGCGTCCTTGTGGTCGCTCTCGCGTGCGAACTCGCGGCTGAGTATCGCAAACGCTACAGGCATTTCGAGCCACTTGGGAAGGACTTCGCGCTGCTCAGTGTGTACGATGCAAATAGCATATTCAGGAAAGTCAAGGCCCAATGGCGAGCCGAACATGAAGATAAAGTCTTTGCTGCTGACGACAGGCGATGGATACAGTCTGAACTGCTTGTTCGTTTCGTCTTCGATGATGTATGACTTTGGTGGACCACGTTCGTCGCGCCAATGCGTATTGACGGACTCGATTGCACGGAGTTTCGACTCGTACAGTAGACGATCATCATAGAACAGATGCAGCAGGTCTATCGCAGTCGCAGGCGGGGTATACTCGTTCGTTCCAGCGGTCGCTGTAACCAACGATGCTGTGACAAGCCATTCTGTCCGTCCAAGGTCCGCAACAACTTCATCGTAGTATTTGTCGATGGCTGTTGCGTCGGCTTGGTTCGTTGACAATGACTGACATAATGCTAGTACGTCACTTCGACTCATTTGCGGCTATCAATCCATGTCGCGTAACAAACTGAGACAGTATTGGTTCGAGTAACTCGTACTTGCGCATTTTGACAAGCATGATGATCTGCGCAAGGTCAGTAGCTTCGAGGATTTCGTCAGCAGGAAGTTCTGCCTCGATGGTGTCGTCGTCGAAGGCATTTGTGAGTTTCGTGTAGACGACATCTACGCTCGCGGTCACGTTACGCGCCGGATACACAACGAGCAAGTCGCGGCCTGGTAGCGCGAACTGTTTGAAGCGCGGGCCGATGTCCCGAAACCACTTGAAGCTAACGTGACCAAGTTCGCGAAGCGTTGTCTTTTTCAGGTCGCGGTCGCTTTCACGCACGAACTCGATGCGTAAGATGTCACTGGCGATGTCGGCGTACGGATAGAACATTTGGTTCGGGTTCGTCGTCAGCGTCACGGTTGTCTTCGTGCGCCGTAGTAAGCCGTTGACGAAACGCTGGCTGTCACTCAGCACGGAACGCACGAAACTATGCGACAAACCAACAGCGTTGGGATCACGGAGCCTGCGTAACAAGTTGGCCGTTAGCTGGCCAGCGTTCGTATCGGGCATCGAATGCACCACCATCCGTAGAAAAGGTAGACGTAATAAGCGTACTTCGTAGTCGTAAGCTCGAAGCAGTGCTTGTGCTCTGTGCCTTCTGTGCGTTTGCCGAATAGTTTCATGGTCTGTTCCCCCTTGCGTACACTTCGTCACGCGCTGTCCGTACTTCGCCACGTCCGTATCCGTACGATCTCGTCATCTGCAAAATGAACGTCAGATCGTCTACGCCGCGATCCTGCCGTGCAACGTCCAGTATAATGCGTTCCCACGTTGTACGCTGCTGGCGTGATTCATTGCGCCAGTACGCAGCAGCCTCGATACTGAAGTCCTTACCAGGCTTCGCGTACTTCGCAGCGTTGTACTGTGCTATGTCAATCAGCACGCCTTCCTTCAGTTGGTAGCCGTCGATTACGTTTGGCACTTCGGCATCTGGACGCAGCGCATCTGGACGTTTCCAGAAGATGTAGTTCAGCGTTTCAGCGTTAGTAGAATACGGATACACTTCGATGGCCAAGCAACGCTTGCCGTCAGTGTTGATTAAGTCCTCTGTCTGGCACCAATCGTCAGGAGGTCCACCGACAAGCTGGCGCTCCGGGTAACGCAGGTCCATCTCGGCCATTGAGATTTTGTTCAACGGGCGACGAAAGCGCGGGTAGATCATCGTGTTGCTGATCCAACGTGCTTCAGGGTCGAGCGCGATCTGCTTGGCGACGATCTTGTAGGTGCCTGCTGATACGTCGTCTTCGGTGAACTCGGTCGCGAGTGCGAGTGACGTAGCCGATATGACCTTCTGGATGCGATACCACTGGGTACGCGCACGGAAGTAGCGCCCGTCGTAGACGTTGGACCACACCGTAGAAGCACCTGCAACTGCTGTGGAGCCACGCACGACCGTTACTGTGCCTGTATCATAAGCTGCAGGCACAACGACGTGCCCTAGCTGCCGCATGTGCCTGAAGCGCAGCCGTGAGCAGAGCGCCTGGTAGCGTTCCATCGCCCACTGGGACGCAAGCACAAACGAGGCGTCGCAATCGACCGCTGCGAGCGCACTGCGGGCGACTTCCTCGAAGTTCATGGTCAGCCTGCGCGGACTCTACGGATAGAGGTTTGGCGAGTGATTACGTTTGCGTGACGAGAGAGGATGGACTGCGGAGGTTTTTGCTTTTCCTCCGCAGTCTTTTTGGGTGGCTCCTTTTTCTTTTCCATTTAACTCACGTCTGGATGGTTTGCAAGACCGTTGAACAACGCAACTGTTGCACCGCCCGTAGCTTGGTTGATCGGCGTGTTTGCAGGAGCTAACCACACGCTTGATTCGCCAGCAGCCGCAACTACGTCAGTCACACCAGCAAAGAAACTGTTGTTGTCAAAGATCATCTTAGCGTTGCCAAGGCCAGTACCGTCGATTCCGTACGTGAGCGATGTACCAAGGTTCAAGAACTGGCAGTTTTTGAAGGCGATTGTGCATCGTCCAAGGCCAGCAACAGTTTTCAAGAACGTCACCTGCGCATTGTCAGCGTTCATCACAAACAGGCAATTCTCGAATACGACTCGCGGTGGAGCAGCTTGAGCACCAAAGTTGACCATAGTGCCATCTGTCCATGCAACAGTATCGCCACCGAAGTAACAATTCTTGAAGTATGTTTCAGATGACTGAAGATCAATGAGTTTGAACGTTGACACGTCAAGCGGTGCCGGATCGGTCTGTAAGAAGTGACAGTTGATGAACGAATTACGCGGGCCACTCACCGTTAGCAGATTCAGATCAGTCGCGTTCGCAAGTCCATAAGGGAAGTACAAATTCGCAATAGTGTTACCACTACCACTCACTGTAAGCAGCGGTGATACTGTAACGCTATGTCCAATGCGCGAACGATGGTTCTGCATTGCGGGGCCATACATGCCGACCAAGTGGCACATATTCTTTGACCACGTAATTGCAGCCGCCGTTGGATGGGAGTCAGGCGTAACGAGCATTACGTCGTTACGTCCTGAAGTCATCAAAGCGTGTGCTGTCGTCAGATCAGTATCAGGATGATAGAACGGACTTCGCGCAACGCCTTCCCAATATGCATCACCTGCTTGTGCGGAAGTCGTAAGTAAATGAATGTCAGCGGCACCGACAATGCCAATACCTGCAAGCGATGCAGAAGCGATTTCACGGAAGCGAGTCGTGTTACCTGGCATAGTTTTTTCCTTTCAGTAGGAAATTCGGTTAATGTTTCAACACGGTTTCGGTTTGGATTTCTTTTTCTTTTTTGCCATCAGCCTGTACTCCCGTCTACCCCGCGCCAAGTAGCCCATTGTCCGCGAGTGTGTCGTTGATACGCAGTGGCGATTGCATTTTTCGTCCAAGGATCATCGAACATATCGAAGATCGGACGATCACGCCAGCCGAAGGACAGATCGTGAACGCCCTTGGCCGCGAGCAAGAACCAGTACGTCGAGGTCGTGATGTAATGGCAGACCATCCATGACAGGTCTTCGTCGATCAGCGCATTGATCTCGTTGTCGGCGCTGTACGGTTTGCCGCTGCTGCCAAGGATTTCGCGAGCGATGAACTTGTTGGTCGGTGTGACAAGAGCCATCACCGGAGCCATCAAGCGCGGCAGCGCACGTTCGTCGGTCATGCCTTCGAACCGCAGGATGCTGTTCTGAATGCCGGTCTGCGAGAAGCCAATGTCGGGCGATGGGCGGTTCGCACGGCTCGCACCGTCCAAGCCGGTATGCGCTGTGCTGCACAACGACTCGCTGGCCGTGAAGCCAGTGAACGACGTACTGAAGGCGTTGTTCAGCGCGTGCCAGGCGTCAACCTCTTGACGGTTGCGACCAGCGCGGGCGAGTTCCGCTGACAGTTCCCTGAACACACCGTACAGTTCGTCGCGCCATGCTTCCCAGGTACATTCGTACGCGAGGCCATAAGGCGCAGCGGTGTACGACTTGGTTCCACCGAGGATCGGCTCATCCAGCGCGAAGCTGTCGCCTTCGTCCTTGGTAGGCATGGTGCCAAGGCCGGTGATCTGTTGATCGCTCATCGGGTTCCAATCCATGTTCCACACGTCGTACACGGACGGATATTCCAGTGGGCGCTCTTTGCCGACTTCCATGAACACACGACGTAGCCCTGGGTCGAGCAACGCTGCGTATCCGTTTCTTGTTACGATTCCACCACCAGGCATAATGAACCTCCTAACGGTTAAGTGTTATTAGTCAGCTTCACCACTGAAAATTGTGACGAGCGCCATGAAGACGAATTCGACACGCGGCTTCACGGTCGCGAGCGCATCGACGAGCTTCACGATGTTCACGGCGTCAGACGTGTTGGCCGGGTCGATGAACCAACGTTTGTTCGTAGTGTCGATTAGAATACCGTACGACGCGCCGAGATTCGTCTGAACGAGAATGTGCGTGTTTGTTGAGTCAACGCACAACGTACCCTCGAATCGCAAGCCGGGCAGCGCCGGTACGAACTCCATGTCATGCGTGCCTGCGGCTGAATCGTTGTGAGCGTTGGTCGTTGAGATACCAGCGATCTTCACGACAGGACTCGCGGCTGCTTGCACAAGGTAGCCAGACGTGAAAATCACGACAGAACCTTTCAGGAAGGTTTCCGTCACGCCTTCAGGAGCGTTCCAGAGTGGAACGGAAGTCTGACCACCAACCCTGCGGGGATGAAATCCTCTTGTTACTGTACCAGCCATGATTTCCTCCTAAGTATGTGCGCCAGGCATTCTGCCTTGGCGGATAAGTTTGTCCGTTGTCCTGCCTGCGATTTTCTGAGCGTTAGCGTTCGTCATCATGCGCTTCAGCGTACGAGCATCGACTTCGCCATCTTGGTAGATGGGGATGCCGTACTTCTTCGCGAGCCTACGAGCCTCGTCGCTGATGCCGGATTTTTCTTCGTTGAAACGCGCTGCGCGTTCGCGGTTGCGCCGGTCGATTATCAGGAACTTGTCCAGCGGAATTTTCATCAGGAGCGTGTCGCCTACGCGCCGCGTGGTGTCGGCTCCAATGCCTTTGTGTTCGAGAGCTTCTTCGTCGTTGCCTTGAACGACAAGCCAGCCTTCGATTTGTTTTTGTGTGACCATCAGACCGTGCATACCGCTGTAGACCCAACAGTAACGTTGCGTGGGATCGGCGTTCGACACCTTCAACATGGTCGTTGCAGGATCGAAGTTCTGCGCGATCTCGTTTTCGATCTTGAACTTGTCGGGGTCGATGGTTTCGGTTTCGAGCGCGGCTGCGGTTTCTTCGGCAGCTTGTTCGAGAGCGTCTTTACGCTCTGCCAGAACTTCGTTGCGCTCTGCGCCAGCGGGGGGTAAATCAACTTTGCGGGCCACTTATTGCACGGTGCCTTCTCCTTCGGTGTCACGCGCCAATTTGATGTAGTCTTCTTTGCTCATGCCAAATGCTTTTGCGATGGATTCGATGCTGCGTCCACGGCTCCGAAGCTCTCGCTCCGCTTCGTCACCGAAGACTTCTTTGACTGTGGCTTCGACGGGAGAATCGTTCGTGCGGCCATTGCTGCCACCTGGCAACACGCCTGCGGGATTTTTGGCCTTGCGCAAGGCAGCTTCAACTTCCTCAGCAACAATTCTATCGTTGTTCTCACCAACGACGGCGTTGTAGACGACTAGGTGATTCGTTGGGTCGAGGCGCTGTTCGATGGGCATTCGTGCGAGGTAGGCGTCAACCTGCTTTTTGATGTAGTCCTTGTTGTAGTGCTTCATCTTTGGCTTCGCCAGTTCGGAGGCCATGCTGGACAGTGAGTTTGAAGCAGTTTCTTCGATATGCGAAGCGCGGGCCTCGTACTTTTTGTCGAGGCGCTTGGTTGCGGCGTCCAGCATCTTGCGGAAGACTTTTGCGCCTTTGCCTTCGGCAAGGACGGCATCAATTTCTTCGTCGGTTACGTCTTCGATGGCAGCGTCAGGTCGGGCTGGTTCGTGAACGCGGGAACTGTTGAGGGCTTGGAGAGATTCGCGTACGGCGTCCATCGTACCTTGAATCGTAGCCTGGAAGGTTTTGAACTCGTCGGCGGGAACGTACTGCGGAGCAGCAGCTTTTTGCTCGTCCTGCTGCTTCTGTTCGTCCTGCTTTTGCTCGTCTTGCTTTTCGGTTTCGTCAGCCATTTGGGACTCCGTACAGGTGATTACGTTGAGCTTCGTTCTTTTGATCTATCGTACTCAAATTTAAGATATTGTCAAGCATTTTCTTTGCCCCCTGGCGTTCTTTTTCTTCGTCCCAGGTTTTAGGGTTACGTTCAAGCTGAAGCTGGCGCTGTTCACCGAGCCAGGCCAGGTAGTCGTTCCAAGCGTCGGGGCTTGCCCGTAGGCACAAAATCCATTCACGCATTATGTCACCGGAGTTGTGATAGGCGGCTCACCAGGGCCGAGGGCACCACCGCCCGCAAGCATAGCCATCAAGCCTTGTAGAGCCGTTTGGTCCGCCGCACTCGCTGCGGCTGCGTCGATCTCGTCTTCAAACTTCACGATGAAAGCTGCGGGATCACGGACCTGATCGAAGGTCCGTACGCACCGCTCGATGGCTTCGCCTGCGGCGATGGCGATTTTCTTGGCGACAGCAGCAACTTCCTTTGGTGTCTGTGGGTTTGCCACGATGGTCGTGAGTTCAATGACCTTTTGGTAATACTGCGCGAGCAGGCCGACGAGGAACATGGCGTTCTGGCGTTCGACTTCACGGTTGACAGTTGCGCTGGAAGCAGTCATTTCGATCTTCATGCCTTCGTCGAAATTGCGGTCTTTTAGGATGCTGATTATGTAGTCGGCATCGTCTTCCATTACGTCGCGAATGTGCTGCTCGGCTTTGATGTTCTGTGCGAGTAGTTGTTCCTGGTAACGGTACATCGCCTGGATAACAACGCTCGCGAGGCACAAGCGCACTTGGTCGAACGCAGGCGTGAAGCGACGGTTGACTTGTTGGAACAGCAATGTGGACGTGGTAGCGGGTGTGCGTGAGCCGAGTACCTGCGATGGACGCGGCATGGACATGTCGTTCTGGCCGGTGCGTCGTTCTGCGAGAGCCATGAGCATCGAGAGTGCTTGCGGGCCGGATTGGTATACGTCGGCCATTATGAGGGCTTCAACCGACTCTGAACTTTCAATCAGCTTGTTCGGATGAACAATAAACGGCGTCTCAAGCTGACCTGGCGATGCACGCCACATGCGGCAGTTCGCGAGCAGCATGTTCGCCGCCCAGTACGAAAAGATGTCACTCGCGGCGTCTTCAAGCGAACAGATCATTTCGGGGATGCCGATACCGTTGAATTGATGACCGCGAATCTGATAGCACATTTTTTCGATGGGCCGGTGGTCGTATTTGCAGTAGTCGATCTTTAGGATGCTTTTAGAGCTACGGTCCCACACGATTTCCAAATCTTCGTTGATACCGTCTTTGTCGATGTCGTAGAGGGCGTTCAGAACGATGATCTCGTACAGGTCGCCCAGGCGTTTGCCACTGGACGATGTACCCGCAAGGCGCTCACGTTCGGAGCGAATGTTGCTGATGTTGCCTGCAATGGCGACGTGTGCGATGTCCCAATCCTGCTGATCCTTTGCAAGTTCGAGTTCAGCTTTAGTGTACCAGAAGCGCAGGCCGATGAATTTAACGTCTTGGACCGATGCGCCGGTGCCGCCCGGCGTGATTACATCCTCAGGCGGGATCGCGTAGCAACGCGGGCCTTCGCGAGTAGTTTCTGTAACGTCGGTTCTTTTGATTTCAATAACCCAAGGAATGTACAAGCAACCAGTGCCAAGCAACACGTCGTCAAGAATCGCGTGGTCGGACTCGTTACGCAGATTCAGTTCATTCGTGGCAACATACTCGACCCAACGCTGGAAGGCTTTTTGGTACTGACTGTACTTGGCGTTCGTGGCGCGGACGGTGAGCAATGGTGAGATGTTCCAAATCAGGTCTACGATCTGTGCGTAGATACTGTCGGTTCCAATGGCTCCAAGCGCAACAACGATGTTCGGTGCGTTCTCGATTGGTAGGTTACGTGTAGGGTTCTTCGGGACGGCGTTGTACTGCTTTAAGGCTCGTGACCAGCGATCTTCGATTGAACCGCGAGCCATGAGAGCGTCTTCGATTTCGATTGTGAGCCATGAGGACAACTCAGACAGACGATCAGCAGGCACAGTCTTCAAATCTGGAAACAATTCTGGTGTTCGAGTAAGTGTACGCATTAGTATCCTTCAACGATAGCTGTGAGCAACCGGCAGTTGACTTTAAGATCAATGTTGTTTGCAGAGAGTGCTGCCCACAGGACTGAATAAATGTGCGTGCCAGCAGGAGGCTGATCGAAGACGTGCAAGGACATCGGCAGTGCAATGCCTTCGTTACTGTTGACTGGAAACCATACTTGGGCGCGATCAAGTTGTGCGCCATCACGCATGAGAAAGATTGTTCCGCCAACCTCACGACGGCCTTGCGTGCGATTGGACGTAACGAAGTCACCTTTGAAGCGGACTGTAACGAGGTTGCCAAGTGCAGGTACAGCAATAGTCATGTTGTCGATTGGGCTTATAACCTGAGAGCTAGTGCTATCCTGAGCACACGCGGCGACGGAAAACTTCTCGGCAGCGACAGTAGATTGAACGATGAACAGCAGCAGTAATGTTAGTATGTACTTCATGGTCCGCCTCGAAAGGCTCTGAGAGCAAAACCACTAGGACCGCCACTGCCAGGACGCACAGCGATTGTCGCACAGTTCCATTGGCGGCTTGTGTTTGTGAACACGCCTGGGTCTTCGCTCTCGACTGCGGATTCACGACGCAGAGTGCGCAACTTTGCGCCGTCTGTTGTGCTACCTGAATTATTTTCGACTGCGTTGGTGTAACTCGCAGGATCGGCGCTGAACACGGTGTCAGCATCGCTTACGCAGCCAATGATCCATAGAGTGTCTTCGATGTTCCAGTTTGTCGGATTCAACGAAGGCGGATTAGCCGCAGTATCAGCAGCACCACCACCTGTAAAACCTATCTGTGGAGGCGTCATTGGGTGATAGCCGGTGATGCGGTACAGTTGGTGTGCAGACCTTTGGGCGTTCGCAGTTACAACGTCCTCAGTAGCTCCTTCGGTGCCATCAGCGATCTTGTAAAAGCCAGTGATGGTTGTTCCGGGTGTTCCGCCGACACCACTGAGCGCACCTGTCATATAGCTCCAACCTGTAGGCTTTGTGATCGCGCCAGGATCAAAGTCGAAACCCACAAGTAGAATTAAAAGTTCTCGCGCAATGACGCCACTTGAATCAACGTTATGCGTAGTTTCGTCGCCGGTTTCTGTTGACGAGTTTACAGCGACTACGTGCGGGAAGGACGCGAAGACGGGCGTGGGCAAAGCAAGTAGTACGAGCAACAGAAGTGAAACGAATCTATTCACATTGATCTCCGTAGTGTAACTTCGATGCCGTCAACCAGCGCATCGCCTGCCATGTTATCAACGCCGCCTGTGCTATCGGCGTCGCGGCCTACGCGGAAGTAGATCATCCTTGACGCGAGGCATTCGGCTGAAGCACCACCGGAAAGTGTCAAGCTGTTTATCGCAGACGTGTTCGGGCCGTTCGTTGTACCGTTGACGGTTGTGCTGGTACTGTACTGGATGGAGTTAAAAGTCGGCGCGATCATCGACGTAGTTGGACCAACACAGGCGTTCTCGATGCGGAATGTCGCAGCGCCAGTTGTTGCTGCTGCGTGCCAGATGATTACTACGTCTATTCCGCGAGTCGCGTCGAAGTCGCTTGGTAGCCAGTGCGAGAACATGCAGGTTTCGTCAGTGGTCGCATCGTAGCCAAGCGAGGCTGTCATCATTGGTGACGAACCTTCGGCTGTTTCTGCGGGCGCGTTCGACGTGGGTAGGTTACAGATGGAACTCGCTGCACCAGCTTTGTTGCCTGCAAATGGGATGAAGAACTTAACGGGCAAACTACAAACGTTGCCCGTTGCTTCGCAGTCGATGGTTTTGTTCGTGAAGGTTTGCGTAGCTGCGAGCAAAGCGATGGTGTCTGACGTTACAGAAGGAAGCGTGTGCTGGCGTCCAGCAGTGGGACCGATCTTCGCTACGATAATTGGTGAAGTACCTTCAGTGAAGGTATTGACGCCAGTGAAGGTTTGGTTCGCTGCGAGGGCTGCGAATACTGCTGTCCAAGACGAACCGTTGTCGAGGTAATACTGGCCCGTTGTGACATCGTAGCCCTGGCGTCCAAAGCGACCTGCGGTGGGAAAGTCAGTCGATACGAGCGCGTAGTACATGTTCGGATGGCGCGTTCGCATGTCGGTGACGGCGGTGACACCACTACCGTCTGTGACGACTTTCATTAGCCAGATGGCACCAGATGGCAGTGCGGGTTCTGTCGCGCCGGTTGCGCAGTCTACGAGGTAGTGCGTGCCGCTTGAGCGAGTGAACGACGTAAGGTTGCCTGTGGTGACACTGTTCGCAATGACCCAACAGGTTACACTGCTGCCGTACGTTACTGAACCAGATTCAGTGAAGTAGAAACCGTTGGCGTAGCCGACTGTTGCTGTAGGCGTCTTCGTGAAACCTGCGCCAGTCGCGTGTGTGCCGCCGCTGACGACGTAGCCGTAGTCACGGTGAGCAGAACGGTTCGCGTCTTCGTTGTAGAGGAAGGTCTGAAGGTCTGATAAGAAGGTTGAGCTGGCAGACGGAATGGTGTTGATTGTCTGCGTGGATGCAGCAGACGCAATGGAAGCGAACAGGAGGAATAGAAGTGTCAGCAGTTTTGTCTTCATACTAAGTTCCTGCGGCGATGCCTTCTACAAGCGCAGCAAGTGATGCGTGCGGATTGTTGATCTTGGCGTTCGTAGAAACGCCCGCGTTGATCGTAGCGTCCATGACTATGAGCATACCGCCCGCGTTCAGTTCGATGCCTGCGTCAGATTGAGCATCTAAGCGTAACGTAACGGCCCGATCAGCTTTGACGACGAGCAGTTGGATTGTACCGATTTGGTCGGTTGGCATCGCAGTGAACGTAGTCGCATCGTTGTCGGCGGCTTTTTCGTAGGCAAACTGTTGCGCCTCGTCTACTTCGATACGCTTGACGATGGACAACGCATCGACTGGAACGCCGTTACGCTTGACGTTGAGCGTTACTTCGTAGGAGTCCATTTACTTGTACATCCCTTTGTTGCCAGCGCCGGTTTTGCTTTGGCCTTTGATGTTGCGGTCGAGCCGCACAGGTGGATTGATCGGCTTAGGCAGTGCTTTCTTTGTTGCCATGATAGTCTCCTATAACTTTAGAAAAGTATGAGCACCTATAACTGTTGTTACTTTACTCTCGTCGTACCAACTTGGCAAGGATGAAAGACTGCCTTTTGCTAAATAATGCGTTGCACCGAAGGTCGGGTCTAAGTCAAACTCAAACACTGCTGCGATGCACAGCATCAAACACTCAAAAAACGTAGCATCAGTTATTTGATCGACATTCATTAGTGTTGCTGAACCTGTAAGCCAAGCTGAAAATTGGTACTTTGCGAATGCTGTATCACTGAGACTTCGCTTATAGAGCTTTTGCCGAGTGTGTAGAACCCAAGCGACTCCGAGTTTTCCACGACGAGACTCACCACCTGCTTCCATTACAACAGTGAGAGCCATAAGAAAAAGTTGAATGAAAAGGTTCATGGCCTAAACTTCATCGCTGTCTTGCCGAACTGAACCATCAACTCAGCCGCCAAGCTACCACAATCTTTAATCGTTGAATCCTTGGCAGCTTGAGTCAGTCTGCTTGCTACTACGGCGCGGTAACTGAAGGCAATCAGTGCGCCTGAATCGTCGGCAAGGAGTGCTTCTAGTTTGCCCCAATTATCTGCGAGCGTTTGCGCACAGAGTTGATCGCTCGGCGTCCCGAATTGTTTTGCGTTAGCCACGAACGCGCCGAAGTCGTCTTTGACAACAGAGCATCCCCAGGTCGCGCTCAGGAGCACGGCAAGCGCAATCGCCGCCCATCCTACGGGGCTTAGAACGTATCTGAAGGTCATGGCATTACTCCTTTTTTCCATTTGGTTCTCTGCTATCAAACCAATATTTAATGACCAGCGTGGCCGTGGACACAAACACTTCAGCCGATACTAGTTTTTCCACAAAGCCGTAGAGAAAAACGGCGCAAAACAAAAGCGTGATGATCGGCCTCACTGTACTCTTAAATTGATCTAGCATAATTTTCCCCTATTCCACTCGATCCTTTGTTACAGCCCCCATAGCGTGTTCCTCCTTGAACCAGTCCCAAATCAGGTCAAGGTGTGAGTGAATCGTTTGGTGTGCCAACTTGTCTTCGGCTTCGATCTTATCCATCCTGCGCAGGACTTTGTAGTAGCCGCCAATCGCCAGGGCGATCACGCTGCCGAACGCGATTATGCTATCCAGGGTTATCGTTGGATCGAAATGTATCATTGCATCATCTCCCCCCGATCCCAATCTTACCGCCGAAAGCAATCTTACCGCCGACCTCCATTGCCGGCGGTGCATCGGCTAAAATCTCGGCATCCGTCAGCCAGCGGTCATCGAAAATAATATTCCAGGCTTTGCCGCCGAATTCGCTTCCCGCACAGCAAGTCCGCTTGCCTATCGTCACGCTTCCGCTCGAGCCGTCGATCATTACCGCGCCGGGCGTTGAGGTTGCTACAGTCCGCCCTTGCTTGCTCATCGTAAGCGTAGTGCCGTCGTACCGCACCGCAATTCGTGTCGCGACCGTCGCGCTCAATGGATATGGATCGCAGACATTAAAAAATAACCCGGCATCACTCTTGAAGTAAAAGAACGTACTCCCCGGTCCGCAAGCCGTCTCATCGAATGCGGCAAGACCCCAACTCAGGGTGTTCGAGTTGTTCGCTATAATAGTTTGAATCGCATCGAGAACTACGGTATCAGGCAACACGCTCAATCGCAGAGTGAAAGCGTTGGTCGCGTTGGCGAAACTTGCCGATGCCGCTACGGTTGCCGAGTGAGTCGAGTCATAGACGGGCGTGTTGACCCCGCGATATGCACTCCAACTCGTGCCAGCCGTGAGAGTGCCAGTATTAGCCTGTCCCGACGAATCGGCAAGGTTTGTCCCGCTACCCTCATCTGATTTTAGCCAGAGGACTTGCCCAGTGGGGGTAGAATAATTGGCCGTGATAGTACGGTCGCTCACGATACTGGCTATGTCACAACCCCTCGGGACAGTTCCTTGACTTGAGCAATCGCCGGTCCATGAAGTAAAGTCGTTACCTCCACAGGTAGCAGCAGCAACAGCCCGAATCGCGGTAGTTCCATCGTCGTAGGTGCAGGTGGCTATCGGAGTATTTGCCGAACAGTCACCGCCGTTGCCGTTAGGCGTGATGGTGATTGCGCAACCGCTCGCCGGGTTGACACTGTTGACTGCTAGGTTCCACGTTGCCGCCGCTGTGATTTTCTCATAGGCGCCGATGTCATATCCGGCACCTTGGGGACGTGCGACATTGGCAAAGTCGGTATTAAATGGAGCGCCCAGGGTAGCGCCGGCATTCAGGGCCGGTGATCCGGCCTGTAAACTAAAATCAAACGCCGCCGCATCGGTGAATAATGGGTCGCTACCATTGATTGAGTTAGCTCCGGTGCAACCTGTTTTACACAGATTATAATTGAGGGTCGTTCCGGTCCCGCTATCGCTTATCGTACTGTTAACCGTAGTGGACCAGAGGATATTATTTTCGACTACCGCATTTGTTGAACTTGGACCGATGGAGACTGCCGAAGCACTACCATTATTGGAACAGATGTTCTCGACGATCTTTGCGTTGGTAGACAATCCTACCTGTAAGCAAATACTATTTCCGTTGTAAGTTTTGTTGTTGTAAACCTGGGCGTCCGCTGCTCCGACAATGACAATCCCCGCGCTCGTCTGACTCAGGCAATTTGCATTTCCCTTGCCATCATTCTTGATAGTATTGCGGCGAACGATTGCGTTGCTTGTCCTTCCCATAATGGCGCTGAAAACATGAATCGAGTAGGTACAAATCGTGTCAAAAGTATTATCTTCAACCGTCCAATTTGGAGCGGAAATATAAAAACCATGATACTGATTTGAGGTCGTGGTGAGAATATTATGACAGTAAGAATTTCTAACGATGTTGCCGACATCGGTAGGACTTGCGGCTAATAAACAGTGCCCTACGCCGTCGAGACTTTTCCCGTCGAACTCAATATGATCTAGGATGATGCCGGTTCCGCTCACGTTGGAAAGACTTTGGTTTCCGCTTTGCTGTGAAGCGTCGATATAAAAATAAGCTACCGTGGTATAGTTCGGCAGTCCGGCAATCGCTCCATTACCAACAGCCGCCAATGTTGGCGTCATCTGCACGCCGCATAATGCAGCAGGGCAACCACTGATCGTAACACGAGCGCCCGAAGTGCCAGCCGCCCAGGGATTCAAAGCACTATCCACGCGATAAGCATTCGAGAAATAACTACAGGTTGCCGCACCCGAATGACAAACGTAATAGACGTTATCTCCTGCTGCTACCGCTGCCGCTGCCGTATTGAAGAGTTTATAGCCGAGTGCGCTTCCAGTGCCGCACGCTTGCGTTGCCGGGTTGTAGTCTGCGCAATCACCCGTGATACCGTTATCGACAAAGCGGTTGGTCGCGTAAGCAAAGGACGCCAGTAACAAAAAGAGCAGAGTGAAAAATAGCCGTTTCATTGGAATATAATCGGTTGAACCGGCCTAGCGGTTACAACCAAGGCACGCATCGATACGGCAACAGCAGCAGCGTTTGTCGCCGCGCTCTCATCCACTCGCATATTGATTGAGGTTACGGCGCCATCTTCGGTGTAACCATATCCTACGGGCGCACTAGTGCCCGCCGACCTGTTTATCTCGTATCGCTCCACACTGACCGGACTTGTAGCATCCGCTGCTACGGTTATCGTGTCGGGATCGCTCTGTTGGATCGTGCCGCACATTACACCCATTTCTCCTACAGCAGATGCCAAGCTGTCTATATCCAGATTTGTGCCACTCGCTTGATCGTGGTCAAGAGTTCCAGGCGTATTGAACGTGCTTGTTTGTGCGACGCCCTTGAAACTCATCACGCCAGTGACGAGTTGATCCGTGTTCGCATTGCCTGTCACCGCGACTGTTTGTGCACCTGTGGCCGGCGCCAGTTTATACCACATCTCCGTTCTTATGGCTTGGACAGCGGTATGTGTTTGCGCGGCCAAAAATGTCGCCGCTGAACCACCATAGGTTATGCTCGTAAGAGCCGCGACGTTCCCGGTTCCTTCCCACACACCCACGCAGATGATAACAATATTGCAATCCGCCGCCACAGTGGGGCCGGTAAAACTGTCCGAACTTGCGGCGGCTCCGTGAGTGCCGGCAGTGTCATAGACTATCGCCGCCCTTGACACGCTCGGCATCAAGGGTATAGAACCCAACACAGCAAGGAGAACGAAAATGAAAAAGCTATGGCAACGCCTTTGTGCGTATCTCGAACGCCGGTATGACGAATGGTATGTTGACACCTGCTGTGAGGCTGGCGATATCCTCGGCGATGAGGGCGGCTCAATGCCGCCTAAAGAAGATCGGTTGCCCCAGCCGAAGAAAAAGTGAAGGCGGTTCATATTAGTCAGTTAGTCCCGTCACGCCGTATTCAAGTTTGAAGCCTACAACGTGCAACGTCGCTACCGCCGTTGTGGTTCCAGTTGCGTCCATTTGCCAGCGAAATTGAAGCAGTTTTCCCCCGCCTGTGCATGTTCCATTGGGCGTGATTGCGGCGGTCGTCACTTTGTCGATCTTGTTTGAGCCGCTCATGTTGGTGATGTCCATCGCAATCTCAGTGCCCCAAGTGTTATTAATTGTGTCAGCCGAGGCACGGCAAGCCATCGC